TCGACTGCCAACAAAACAATCTATATCAACCAGTGAGCCCAATTTGTTTGGTGGCTTCCTACCTCTGGGTAGTCGATCAATATGTTACGTGTGCTTCTATACGAGAGCTTTTTCCACAGCGGTATTATAAACTGGCCCGCCAACCTTAGGTGTTGGAATGCTTTGCCTGGAGATGTTGTTCTAACAATGCCTGTTTGAGTTTGTCTGATCCGCCTACTCTAACATTAATAATACCATTATAGTATTCATCTGTTTCAAGTACTCGCCTGTCAAACTGTTCTCTTGCCTCTATGTAGGACATTTCGCCCCTACCTTTACATAGGTATAATATTTCTCTTGTAAACTTATCTTCGCCTAGTGATGCTACGTCTGCGTTTAGTCTATCACTGGATCCCCAATAAGTTTTCCAGTCGCTTTCTTTGTAGCCTCTACGTTTATTCTTTCTGCCTTTAAGTGGTGGCTTAGTAGTTTTAAACTTTGCTAGTTTTTTGCCTATGTATTTTTGATTGTTAGTTAAGTTGGTAATAAGATAAACAAATCCTTCGTACTCATCTGGTATTTCGGATATTTCTTTACCTTTATATGTCCAACTCATACTTTACTTATGAATTTTTTTCTGTTGCCTACTGTTATTTGGATTTCGATATTTTTCTTTACTATCTAAATATTCTTGCCTTACTTCTGTGTGTCTTTCTTTGCCTAAAATCATAATTTTCTTTATTTGTTTTCTTATCGCATAGTACCGCCGTACTGAAGGTCGTCGGCTCCATTCTTCGTTAATGGTAAAATAATCTAAGTATGCTTGTACTAATTCATCGTGTATATCTTTTTTCATTCTACTATCTCAATATCGTTTTCGTAATTAGTAAAACCGTTTTCTTTTATAACTTTAAGTACATTATTAACTCTACCAACAAGTTCGTCCTTGTGTGAGATCAAATAGATATTTTTCTGACGTTCTCTCGACATCTTCTTCAATACGCTTAGTGAATTTTCAACTCCGGCACTATCCATACCGCTATCTATCAATTCATCAATAAACAACAAGTTGATATTTTGATACAGGCTTTCCCAAACATCACGGAATGCAAAACTTAATCCTAAGATAAGTCTATTGCGTTCACCTCTACTCAAGTTATCAAAGTCTAAGTCCTGTCCTAGTTGTGTAATTTCAACATTTAAATCGTTCTGGAACAGTACTTGATGCGGCAATCCTAATTTATCAAGATAGTATGTAAGTCTGTTGTTTAGGTATGCTAGATTTTGATCAATAATCTTCTTGCGGATAAAACTATCTTTGTTAGTCAACAACTTTAACAAGAATTCTTGGTGTTCTTTATATTCTGTTAATTGATTAATAACATTCCAGTCAATTTCTTGTAATGCTGTATTTGTTAGTTCTTCAATTTGTGCATTATAAGGATCTTCTTCAGTTTCTTTATTTGATAATGCTGATTTTAAATTATCAACGTTATTTCTATGCTCATATGCTTCTTTTGCAGATTCGTAAAAAGTAGTAGGCTTACCGTTAATGTCACCGATGTCGCTAAGTGCCTTCATTGCCTCTTCAAGTTTTCCAGCAATTTCTGTTTGATATGCCATTGTATCGTTAAGTTCTTTATTTTTTGTTAACAAAATTTCTTCTTTTTTGTCATTGTGCAGTTCTTGACCGCATGTATAACAAGTTGCATCGTCTAAATTTGCGATGTCTTTTTCTGCTTTTTCTACAGAAGATGTTGCACGTAATAGTGCGTTCTCTAATGTACTTTTTTCTTTATTAAGAGCCAAAATAGCATTATTATGTTCAGTCCAGTTTGATAATTTTTCATGATTATCAAGTTCAGATTCGATATCTAAATGTTCTAATTCAGCAATAGCTCTTTGTAATTTTTCTATGTCTTGTTTCTTTTTAGCATTCCAAGCACGAAGATTTTTTTGCAATTTGTCAATAGTAGTTTGTATTTTTTCGTTAGACGATTCAATAGCATTAATTTTTAATGTCTCTTGAGTAATTTCGTCTTTACTACTTTTAATTTCATCTTTAAGACTGTCTGCCTTTTCAGTTAAAATTGTAATACCGAGTAATTGTTCAATAATAGCACGTTGATCGTTTGCTCTCATTGATAAAAATGGCTCACTGTATGTGTTTAATGCAACAATATGTTTAAACATATCATGACTCATATTAAGTAAGTCATTAATTGTTTCTTGTGTTTTTCGACTGTCGCCCTGTGACTCGTCGATTAATTCTTGTTCCTGTCCATTAATAAAAAACTTTAAAATATTAGGCGATCTACCTCTCTCAATTCTATAATCGAGCCCGTCTTTTTCGAAATGTAGTGTAACTAACATTCCTTTACTATTAGTTTTATTAATTAAGTTGTTGCGTTTAATATTTGTTAATGCAGTACCGTACAATGCATAACTTAGTGCATTAATAATAGTAGTTTTACCAGTACCGTTACGTGATCCGCTATCGTCGCCTCCTTGATCTAGATTCTCTCCTAGTACAAGAGTTAATTGCTCTTTATCAAAATCAACTGCTTGAGTTTGATTACCTACACTCATAAAGTTTTTTACTGTAAGATCTTTAATCTTAATCATATTAATGCTCTAATCCGTTATAAATTTCTAATAGCATTGCTTTGCTATAGTTTTCAGTATCTAATGAAGAAATCTCGTTGCTAACAATTTGATCTACACTTTCAAATTGAGTAATATCTAAATCTGTAGATATTTCATCAATTTGTTTTTGTGGAATTAATGTAATTTCTCTACATCCGAAGTCTCTAATAAAAGTTTCTTTAATAAAACTTGCTTCTTCAAATGAAAGAGGAAGATCTAATGTAACTCTTAAGTACATATTTGGTTTAATAAGAGTGTCTTTTTCGTCAATTAACTGACTTAATTTAATTGTACGATATTTTGGACAATTAGACCAGTTGATGTACTCTGGTTCAGCGCCATTTTCACGATCAAGTATCATCATACCACGTTCGTCATCCCATGCATCTGCATAGTTGTGTGGAAATGCATTACCGATGTAATGAATTTTGCCTTGTCTTTGACGCTTGTGAAAGTGTCCTGAGAATACATATTCTTGATTCTTAAAATGTTCGCTTTTAAGTTCTCCGTGATCTGGCATTTGTACCATTGCATTCATATAAAAACTAGGTAGTTCAAAATGTCCAAACAAATATTTTGAATTTATGTTTTTTATTTTCTTCCATTCGTCGCCTACTAACCACGGAACTAATGCTACGTCATCTACTATAGTTATTTCTTCGATAACAGTAACACCTGGAATGTGTTTTGCAAACTCAGTTGATTTTACATCACGTTTGTCTTTATAGTACAAGTCATGGTTGCCAGCAAACATGTAGAAGTTGTCAAACGCTGCACCTAATTTTTCTAATGCTCGTAATCCTGCATCCATAGTTGTAAGATTAAGGCTATTTCGATTATGATTCCAGTCTCCGCAAAAGATACAAGTTTCACAATCATTTTCTTTAGCAGTTTTTATGAACCAGTCTACAAAGTCTTCACAATCTTGATTGTGAAGCTTTGAATTACTTTTCAAGCCAAAATGAATATCGGTAAAGATCGCTGCTTTTTTGAACAAGTTTATAATTCTCCATATTTTGTTTAATTATAAGCTATTTTTTAACACTTGTCAATCACTTTTTTGTGTTAGAATATGCAGTCATTGTTGCTTCTTCATTACGCTTCACAGCAGCTTCCCACTCACCTTCGTGGAGTCTTGTATAACTCGGATTTAAGTCATTCATTTCTAAAATATCGTCTCTAATGTTCTGATTACGCTTTTCTAAGTTGATAACACGTACAAAACTGTTAGTAACTGCTGCTGTATAATATGCAAATGGATTATTTGACTTTGATTCGTCAAACTGCAAACCAATTTGCGAAAGTTGCAGTATTGCTTGCCCTTTCATCTCGTCATTGTAAGTGTATCCACGTACATTGCCTCTTGTAGCATAACGATCAACAAGCTTCATCCACATTCGAGCAAGTTCATTGGTTGCTCGAGCATGTTTTAAACTAAAATTACCATTTTCCATGCCACCTTCCCAATGACTTTTACCAACTAAAACTAATTCGCCTTCATCATTAAATTTATAATGGTTAAAAGGAGGAAAATTTAGTTTTACTTTAGTGTCTGCTATAGTCTTTGGAGTTTTTTTACGTCCAGGCTCTTCCGGAATATGATCAAAAGTCATAATTCGAAAGATTAATTCTTCTTTTGTAATAGTTTTGTAATCAACTTCACATTCAGCTTGCTTTACTTTTTCGCCTGCTTGTTTACGACGAGCATATTCTGCATCGCCTAACCTTTTTGCTTTATTTCGTTTAGCTTCTGCAACAGTTCTGATATTAACTTTTTCAATATCAGGCAAAATAATGTCATACTGATTGTATTCTGGCTCTACAAAACTACAAAATTGTGATTTTGATATGTGTATCTGTTTTAACAAGTCTTTATTGTTAAGATAGTTTACTTTCCTCATAGGTTCTCCTAAAATGTTAATACTATTATAATATACTTACTTAATTATGTCAACTAAATAATAGTATAGGAGAATAGCATGGCAAACAATCCCTCGTCGAGTAGAGAAAATTTAACAGGAAGCGAAGTACCACTTGGAGCTGCAAGTGTATCATCTAGCGATGTTGTTACAGATCCTGGCGCTAGGCGCAGAGGCAATTTACCTCCAGGAGCAGTTCCAACAAACGATTTAAATTTTGTTGAAGCTGATTGGGGATCAAAAACTGACCTTGATTGGAGAGTTAAACTGTCGCTGCCTGCTAATTTTCAAAACAGTGATATATTACAACCTTTGCTTGAAACTAATGGGTTTATGTTTCCTTATACTCCACAAATAACTATGGAACACACTGCTAACTATAATGCTCTTCATCCTACACATAGTAATTATTCATTTCCTGCTTATCAGAACAGTCAAGTGAACTCGTTAACTATTATTGGCGAATTTGTAGTAGAAAATGCAACAGATGCAAGATATTGGATTGCTGCAACTCATTATCTACGTAGTGTAACAAAGATGGCATATGGAAGCACAAGTAATCAAGGTTCACCGCCTCCTGTTGTTAAATTAAATGGCTACGGTGATTATGTATTTAAAGATGTACCTGTAACTGTAACTTATTTTACAGTTGACTTGCCTAGTGATGTTGATTATATACAAACAGATGTAGGCGAAAGCGGAACTTGGGTGCCTGTAAGAAGTCAAATAAACGTTCAGGTACAGCCAACATACAGCAGAAAGGCGATAACTAAGTTTAGTCTAGATACTTTTATTAATGGTGGTTATATTTCAAACGGAAAAGGATTTATTTAATGGAAGTTAGATACGAAAATAATAGTCCTTGGTCTAATACAGAAATTCAAAATAACGATTATTTGGATGTATTAACAATACGTCCTGTGCCAGCAAGTCCGGACGACATATTGTATACTGTTCAGCCACAGTATGCATTTAGACCCGACTTGTTAGCTTATGATCTTTACGGTACAAAAAATTTATGGTGGGTATTTGCACAACGTAATATGGATTTAATTAAAGATCCAGTATATGATTTAAAACCCGGAGTTAGAATTTATTTGCCCAAAGGCGACGAATTGGCAAGGCAACTAGGAGTATAAATGGCATACGTACCAGAAAATTCTGGAAATATTGTAATTGGCGATCCTGGAGTGGGGTCAGTAGGGTCTAAACGAACTGCTACAGTCAACGATAGCAGTAATAATGTTTCGCGAGCGATCAATTTTTTACAAAATCCTAGTTTAGCAGGCGCTGCTGCTTTATACGGCGAAGATGTCTTTCCGTTTAGAAACGAATTAAATCAATTTGCTAGTTATGCACCCATTTTTACTCTTGGATGTTTGACAAACATGGAATTTAACTTTCCTTTAAGCTATAGAACTCTTGGTCCGTTGGTTAAAATTATTCGTAGTGGCGGTGGTGGTGGACCAACTATTCCGTCTTTGTACGACTTAGATGGCAAGCGTGAATTTTTTATTGAAGATGTGTCAATAAAAAATACAGTAGCACCAGTTAACAGTGTTAGACATAGCAATGCTACTAATATTAATTTTAAAGTTATAGAACCTTACTCAATGGGGCAGTTTTATCATAATTTAAGAAGTGCAGCATTAGTAACAGGACATTCTAACTATCTAGACGCTCCGTTTTTAATAAGTGTAGCATTTATTGGGTATGATGACGAAGGTAATGTTAAATCACCTTTCTTCAGTCAACGACATTTTCCAATACAAATTGTTGAAGCAGACATGTCAGTTTCTGAATCAGGAGCAGTTTATGATATTAAAGCAGTTCCTTATACTGAACGAGCAGTAACTAATAGAACGCAACGTCTTAAAACTGATGTTCAAATTACAGGCAGGACTGTTGCTGAAATGTTACAAGTAGGTCCAAATAGTCTTACTACACAAATAAACAAGGTAGGCGAAGAACAACGCGAAGCAGGCAACGATACAAGCGATCGATACATAATTCAATTTCCAAATACTGGAATTTTAGGCGGAGCAGTTAGCGGAGCTGTTAATGCAGTAAGCGGAGCTTTAACTTCGCAGTTGGGAGCAATTGGATCTTCACTTAATGGATGGTATCAGGGATTAGTTGGTAACACAGGAGAGAATGCTTCAATTGCAACGCCTAATGTTATAGGCGAAACAACATCTATAATATCCTTAGGGTCGCTATTTGGTGACAAATTAAAAGCAGAAGCTGAGTTTGATATAAACGAAATTGGAAGATCATCAATCGTTAGACAAGGAACTTCTGAAAACGCTGGTCAAACAACTCAGCAGATTCCTTCTCTAGCTGAAAATCAAGCTAGTCCGGGGACTATTGATAGAACTAGGATAGCCTGGGACGAAAATACAGCAGTAATGTCTTTAAAAGTAAATGATAGAATAGAAGACATTATTGAAGAAGTGATAATATCATCAGAATATGGCCGAAGTTTTAGTAGGGCAAATGCAGACATGGCCGGACGTATTAAATGGTTTAGGATAGAAACACAAACATATAATACTGGAAGTTTATTAGGCGGTATATTTAATGGAACAAACCCTAAAGTTTATGTTTATAGAGTTAGAGTGTTTCGATATGACGGTTCAACAGTTGCAGCCCCTGGAATTAGTAGTTTTTCTAAAAGTCTTATAAAACAACTTATGACAGCTAAAGCATACAGCTACATTTATACAGGTGCTAACGACGATATTATAGACTTAGATTTAAAATTTAATCATACATTTTACACAGGTGTTAATGCATCTCGAAACCAAAAAACCTTAATTCAGCAGTTAGGCGGAGCGTTAGGGTTTGGACCTAAAGGTAGAGATCCGGTAACAGTAGCCGGTCGAGGAACAGTACCTTCTCAAGCAACAAGTCAGCTTAGAGACGATGCAACTGATACTGAAATAGGTAATGGACCTAGCGGTAGAACAGGTTCTGACGATGCCGAAACAGGAACTGCTAGATATTTTAATCAACTGGTTATAAATTCAGCAGAAGACCTAGTAAAAGTTGATCTAACAATACACGGCGATCCGTATTTTATAATGGATATTGGTATTGGTAATTATCTAGGATTAGTATCGTCTCCTTTGTTGCCTGTAACACTTGACGGAAGTTGTAATCCGATGGACGGCGAAGTCTATGTTATTTTAAATTTTAGAACTCCGATAGATTACGATCCTAGCGGATATGTAGAATATCCATTAGGCGGCTTTTTGCCGTTGTCAATGTTTAGTGGGCTGTATTCTGTAATACTAGTTGAAAGTACTTTTGAAAAAGGTAAATTTGTACAAAAATTAACACTTACTCGAAAACGCAATCAAGACCTGTCTATAGAAGCACTTGCAGGAAAAGTAATTTCCTTCTTAACAGGCGGTAACGGAACAGTGCAAAGTACTAATGGCTCACCGACTCAACAAGTCGGTGATAATACTGGACCAGATGAGGATCTTACATAAATTATGGCACTTGAAAGAAGAGATAATAGCGACAGAGCGTCAAATAACACAGGTGTATTTTTAGGTAAAGTAGTAAGTCACCTTGATACAACTTACATGGGCGGCGTACAAGTAGAAATATTAAAAAACAACGAAAGTGGTAGCATTACAGGACAAACTGTAAACTGTAAGTATGCTAGTCCGTTTTACGGACAAAGTCCGTATTCTGGGTTAGGAAGAGGTACTGATTATGCAAGTACGCAGAAAAGTTACGGGTTTTGGGCTGTACCGCCTGATATAGGAACACAAGTAATTGTAGTAATGCCAGAAGGTAACTATTCTAGTGCTTATTGGATAGGATGTGTACCTGATACAGGTATGAATTTTATGACTCCGGGCAATGCAGGAACAACATTTAATAATGCTGATCAGTCAGCTGCATTACCAGTTGGTGAATTCAACAAATTAACAACACAACTCAATGGTAGCGATCCAACAAAGGCAACTAAGCCGGCAATAGATAGTGACCGCTTTACACGTTACAACGAGACTGGATTAATAAAAGATCATATTAGAGGATCTAATACTTCTAGTGCTAGGCGAGAAGTTCCAAGTAAAGTATTTGGCATAAGTACTCCGGGACCTGAAGACATACAGGGCCCTAAGCATCAATACGGTCCTACACCTGCTACTTCGATACAACGACCATATAACAGATTAGGCGGCTCTAGTTTTGTAATGGACGACGGCGACATGACACTGTTTAGAAAAAAGCCAGCAGCTGATGGTCCGCTAGAATATGCCAATGCCGAAAAAGGTGATCAAAGTGGTGACCCAACATTGCCAGCAAATGATCTGATTAGATTACAAACTAGAACTGGTCATCAAATTTTAATGCACAACACGGAAGATTTAATTTATATTTCTCATGGCAGCGGAAACAGTTGGATAGAAATGACTGCTAATGGCAAAATTGAAATATATTCTAAAGATAGCATAAGTGTTAATACCGAAAATGATATAAATTTTAATGCAGGAAGAGACATAAATTTTGCTGCTAAAGAAGACATTAATTTTGTTGCAGATAAAAATATCAAAATGCATTCATTGGAAACTACAACGCATCATGCGTTAAATTATAAAATGCATGTAGAAGAAAATTCAGACATTAGAATTGACAAAGAGTCATTTACCTATGTTGAACAAGACAAACATTTAGTTGTCAAAGGCAACAAATTAGTATTTGTAGAAGGCAGTGCAGAAACCGAAGTAAGTTCAGATGTAAAAATGACCCAACGGAACTTTGATATTAAGACTCAACAAGATATTAATTTTTCAGCAGACGCAGGATCTATTAGTCTTACTGCACAGCAGAATATTGCAGGAACTGCAACTGCAACTGTAGGTTTTGAAGGGCAAAATGTAGGACTATCTGGTAGGTCAACTGCTGCAATAAGTGCGGGCTTTATAGGGTTAAATGGTACAGTACATGCACCTGACCCTGTACCAGGAAATACAACAGTCTCGATGCCCGCCGTCGAAGGAGCAAGAGCGGTAGTAACTTCCGCTGACGAAGCAGCCGAGTTTGAAGGTGAAGAATTTGCATGTTACCCAAAACGCATTCCGCAGCACGAACCTTGGAAAGAACACGAAAATTTAGACCCAGGATCTTATGTTCCAGATGAAACTCGGTCTACAGAAAATGAAAGACCAGAACCGGATGATTCTCCGTTTGAATTTCCGCCACAGGATGATACATTTGCAAAGGGGCAATAAATGAGTACAATAGAAAAAAAGTTATATAAACAAGTTAGCGTAAAGAGTAATACTAATAAAGATTTAGAGTATGTAAAGGCACCTACATACAAAGGATTTAGTACTATTAGCACTTATGGCGACAGTAATGTTTTGTATGATATTTCCCTTATTAAACAGGATATTATTAATCACTTCCACATACGAAAGGGTGAAAAGTTATCAGATCCAAGTTTTGGCACCATTATTTGGGATATATTGTTTGAACCTCTAACTGATCAGATAAAAAATAAAATAATACAAGATGTTTCGGAGATTGTTAATTATGATCAGCGTGTAAGTGTAAACCAGATTATTGTTGATAGTTACGAAAACGGTATTTCTATATCTTGCGAACTAGTGTATCTACCTTATTCTATAGTTGAAAAATTACAGTTACAATTCGACGAAGATGCCGGATTTTTTACAGCATAATTATATACGCAGTTATCTTAAATTGCTAAATATTACAATAAGATAAGGAATACAAATGTCCTCAAGCGATAGACAAAATAGATTACTACTTTCTGAAGACTGGAAACGTGTTTACCAAAGTTTTAGAAATGCAGATTTTAAAAGCTACGATTTTGATAATCTTCGTAGAACAATGGTTCAGTATTTACGGGAAAATTATCCTGAAGATTTTAACGATTATACAGAAAGTTCCGAATACCTTGCACTTATTGACCTTATCGCCTACCTAGGACAAAATATTGCATTCCGTATAGATCTTAATGCAAGAGAAAACTATTTAGAACTTGCAGAACGTAGAGAAAGTGTACTGCGTCTAGCACGTTTGTTGTCTTACAATCCTAAGCGTAATCAAGCAGCAAACGGTCTTTTAAAATTACAAAGCGTTAGAACATCTGAAGAAGTTTATGATAGTAATAATATAAATTTACAAGGACAAACTATTGTTTGGAATGACCCGTCTAATTCAGAGTGGTATGAACAGTTTATTAAAATTTTAAATTTATCACTTCCTGTAAACAATACTTTTGGGCGCTCTAATAAAAACGAAATTATTAATGGTATAACTACTGAGCAGTACCGATTTAACAGTGTAAATAACGATGTCCCGATATTTTCTTTTAATAAAGTAATTGATGGAAGAAGTTTGCAGTTCGAAATAACATCAACAGATATAAGTGCTGATGCTGTTTTAGAAGAAGCACCGTTTCCAGGAAATAAATTTGCATTTATTTTTAAGGATGATGGCAAAGGAATTACAAGTCCAAATACAGGATTTTTCTCGCACTTTAGACAAGGCACATTAGACCAGGGAGTATTTACTGTAAACAGTCCTAGTACTAATCAGGCAATATCAGTTGAAGCGTTAGATATTAATGACTCTGATGTATGGCTTTATGGTTTAGATAGTTTAGGCAATGAAAGTGAACTTTGGACTAAAGTTGAAGCATTGCAAGGCAACAATATTATTTACAATAGTTTGTCTAAAAAAGAAAGAAATATTTACAGTGTTCTTACTCGTGTAGATGACAGAATAAGTTTAATGTTTAGTGATGGTATTTTTGGAAACTTACCAAAGGGTTCATTTAGAGTATATTACAGAACAAGCCAAAATGACAGAACAATTGTAACTCCCAGAGATCTTAGCAATGTTTCTATTAGTATCTCGTATATCTCAAGAAGTGGAAAAACAGAAACATTAAGATTAATATACAATCTTCAGTATACTGTTGATAACAGTGCAGAAAGCGAATCTACAGACAGTATACGATTCAATGCACCGTCAACATATTATACACAAAATAGAATGGTAACGGGTGAAGACTATCAACTTGCTCCACTAGGAATTAGTCAAAATATTGTAAAATCAAAATCAGTAAACAGAACATCAAGTGGCATTAGTCGATATTTTGATTTAATTGATGCTACTGGAAAATACAGTAAAACTACACTATATGGCAACGACGGAGTCTTGTATAAAGAATATAGTGATTTGTTAGTAAATTTTGCATTTCAAACTAAGACAGACGTTGAGGGAGTTATATTAAATTCTATTTTACCAGTATTGTCTAATAAAAAAGTTAGGAATTATTACTTTGACAAGTTTCCAAGAATTTTAACAGGAGACTTAGAAATTACTTGGAATCAAGAAACAACTGAAACTAATTTAAGTACAGGATATTTTAAAAATAAAGAAGGTGCTGCACTAAAATTAGGTAGCTTTACATCTTCAATCCTTTCACTACTAAAACAAGGCACACTTATTAAATTTATTGCACCAACAGGCTCGCACTTTAATAAAGATTTAGACATTGTTTCGGGTAATCCTTCAATTATAGGAGATACAACATATAAATGGGTTAAATTAATTTCAGTTAACGGAACAGGATTTGAAATTAGAGATGATAATACCGGTGCTGTTTACTTAAATGACGAAATTCCAACAGGTGCAATTTTATCAGAAATTAAACCGGCATTGCCAAATAACTTAATTGCAAGCGTAAAACAACAAGTTATTGATCAGATCTTTGCCTACAAAACGTTTGGTCTACGATTTGATCAAACAGCTAGTGAATGGAGAATTGTTACAGAAAACAACCTATCCATTGGCTCAGAGTTTTCGACTGGTAAATCAGGAGACACTACAAATCAACAACTTGATGCTAGTTGGATCTTACTTTTTGAAACAGATGGAGAACGTTATAGTGTGACCTATAGAGGCATGCGTTACGTTTTTGAAAGCGACAAGGAAATTAAATTTTATTATGATCCGACAGAAAAAATTTATGATAGTAATTCAGGTAAAATTATTAAAGATCTAATATCAGTTTTAAGTGTAAACTATCAGCCGGACAGTACGAGTGCGTTTACTAAAGATTATAACTGGGAAATTGTTGACATATACCGTGATGTTGAAGGGTATGTTGATAGCAAAAAAATTGAAATAAGTTTTTTTGATGCAGACGAAGACGGAATTGTTGATGACGCAGACTTGTTTGAAGAAATTGCTTCACCATCAGTAAACACATTAAACAAATATGTTATTTTTAAAAGAATAAAATCTACTGACGGCGTTGAAGATTTCAATTATCTTGACAATGCTAATAAAGAAGTTATTATTTTAAGTTCTAAATCAGAAGTACGTCCATTTAGTGAATATAGTAACGGCCAAGTATTTTATTATATAGATAATGACATTTTTGAAGTATTAGATCAGTCGATTTTAAAATTAAATATTAGTGCAGATTACAAAGCTAGACTAGGTAGAACTGATCTTAAATTTAGATATGTTCATTCTGCAAGTGCAAATGAAAGAATTGATCCTAGCGCAAGTAATATCATTGATATGTATTTGCTAGAAAGAAATTATGATACATCTTATAGAAATTGGCTATTGAATAAATCAACAACAAAGCCATTGCCGCCGAGTAGCGATCAGATGCATATTTCTTATGCACCAAGTTTAAACCAAATTAAGTCACTTACAGACGAAATTATATATCATCCAGTTAAGTACAAAGTACTATTTGGATCAAATGCGGAAGAAGATTTGCAAGCTACATTTAAAGTTGTAAAAAATAAAGACAAAGTTTTAAACAACAACGACATAAAGACAAGAGTAATTACAGCAATTAATCAATTTTTTGCATTAGAAAATTGGGATTTTGGCGAAACATTTTATTTCTCAGAACTTGCAAATTATGTAATGTACAAATTATCGCCTGACTTATCAACATTTATAATAGTTCCAAATCAAGGCGATCAAGGTTTTGGAAGTCTATTTGAAATAAAATCAGAAAGCAATGAAATTTTTATTAGCGGAGCGTCCGTGGATAATATTGAAATAATTGATGCGGTTACTGCGTCAAAGCTTAAAGCAGATAGTAATATAGTAACAGAAGTGTCGTCGGCAAATGTAGGAATTCAAAGTTCTGCGTTGGACGAAACAGCTACAAAAGTTAGTCCAACACAAAATGTAATTACTAATATTAATAGAGGAAATACTTACTAATGGCTCATAACGATAATCAAAAAGAATTTCCAATTCCGGACGGTAACTCGAATAAAAGAGAAACTGCTAGACATTTACCTAAGTACTTTAGAACAGAAAAAAATCAAAAGTTTTTACAATCTACATTAGATCAATTATTACAGCCAGGAACTGCTGAAAAAACTAATTCTTTTGTTGGAAGAAAAACAGCTAAATCTTTTTCTCTTAATGATACTTATTTAGACGAAGTATCAGACGATAGAGCTAATTATCAATTAGAGCCTGTAAGCGTTATTAAAGATCAGAATAATAATGTAACGTATTATCAAGAATACAGAGATTATATTAATCAGATTGCAAACTTTGGTGGCGTTAATAATAATCATAGTAGAAATACTAAACAAGAATTTTATACAATTGATCCACATATTGACTGGGATAAGTTTACTAATTTTAGAAATTACTATTGGCTTCCGAATGGTCCTCAAGCAGTAGATATTCCTGGCGAACAAAAAGAAATTGCAAGTACTTACACTGTAGAATTACAGTCGGCATTGGGCGATTATTCCTACGTATTCAGTCCAGACGGGTTAACTAACAATCCAACATTAAAATTATACAGAGGTGTAAAGTATAGGTTTGAAATTACAACTCCCGGAGTTCCATTAACTTTTAGAACAAAACGAACATTAGACGATGAATTTTTATTAGATGAAGGAATAACGGCGCAAGAAGTTGAAAGCGGCGTTATAGAATTAACATTAGGAACAGAATCCCCGGATGAATTGTTTTATGTAGCTAGTAATGATATTAATATTGGCGGCCTGATTAGAGTTGCAAACCAAGAAGATGCCTCGTTTATCGATGTTACTAGCGAAATACTAAACAAAAAAGCATATACTACTAGAGACGGCTGGGCGCTAACTAACGGATTAAAGATTAAATTTGCTGGCGAAACCATCCCTTCGACATATGCAGAAGGCGAATGGTACGTAGAAGGTATAGGCGATAAAATTAACCTAGTTTCAAGTACAGACGTTGACGTATCTTTTCCGGTCGGAATTGATTTAACTGTTCCGTTTGATGATATTGATGGTGAAGGTTTTGACGGATTGCCGTTCTCTCAAGCTATTGGATATCCTAAAGATAAAGACTATATTCTTATTAACCGTGCTAGTGTTGATGGTAATTTTTGGGCAAGATACAATAGATGGTTCCATAAAGATGTTATCGACTTATCTTCTCGAGTCAACGGAGTTTCGGTTAACTTAGATCAAACACAGCGAGCTAGCCGTCCTATCATTGAATTTGATGCAGGCTTAAAATTATATAACTTTGGTACAAAAAATAAATCTAGTGTCGATCTTATAGATAATTTTACATCAGACGTTTTTAGTACTATTGAAGGCGGCCTTGGATATAATGTTGACGGAATACAACTATCTCAAGGCATGCGAGTATTATTTTTAAATGATCCTGATCCTCTTGTAAAAGGTAGAGTCTTTGAAGTAACCTTTATTAATTTTAAAGGTTCTGGCGAAACAGGACAAATTAGTTTAGTAGAGACTGATGATAGTATTCCTCAGTCTGGAGAAAATGTATTAGTAATAAGAGGCAACGAAAACGGCGGCAAAATATGGTATTTTGATGGAGAAATCTGGAATATTGCACAAGAAAAAACTTCAGTAAACCAACCTCCGATATTTGATGTTTTTGATAAAGACGACGAAAGCTTTTCAAATACAGAAAAATATATTGCAAGCTCATTTAGAGGAACTAAGATTTTTGGGTATAAAGAAAATCAATTAACAACAGATTCTGAATTGGGATTTGGTATTTCTTATAGGAGTATCAGTAACGTAGGTGATATTGTTTTTGATTTTAATTATAACACAGATGCGTTTAATTATCAAGATAATGATCAAATTACTACTATTCCGATCAACAAAGGCTTTTTAAGAAAGTATTATAACAATAATACATTTGAATCTGTAGGTATTTACACTAAAGCTCATAGGATGAGTGAACAAAAAGTTATTCTACAGTATGTTAACGACAGAACAAGATTAACATATCCTATTAATTGTTATAACCAAAGTTCTTATTTAGATGACTTAACAGTAGCAGTTTATGTTAACAATATAAGACAGAAAGAAAATGTTGACTTTGTATTAGAAAATAATGCAGATAAATTTAAACATGTAAAGTTTAATAATACTGTTCCAGTTGATTCGACAATTATTATTAAATGTGCTTCGTCTAAACCTAAAAATAAAAACGGCTATTACGAAATTGCTTCTAATTTAGAAAAAAACCCGTTGAATGACGACATTGAATCATTAACGTTAGGTGAAATCAGTGAACATGTTGCAACAATAGTTGACAGTTTAATAGATGAAATTGGTGATGAGTTTACTAGTACAAACTTTAGAGATATTAGTAATTCGTCTAAGTACGGCAAAAAGTTTTTAAAACATAGTTCGCCGCTAAACTTATCAATGTATAGTTTATTAGATAAAGACTCTAATCTTATAAAATCTATTAGATATGCTAAAAAAGAATATTCCAAATTTAAAAGAGAATTTTTAGAAATTGCAGAAGGATTAGAATTTAATGGATCTAATAAACAACATGTTGATGAAATTATTAAGGAATTAACAAAAAGTAAAACATCTTCAATGCCATTTTATTTTAGCGATATGATTCCTTATGGCACAGCAATTAAGACTAGGATCATAGTAGAAGACCCTGATGCTAGATTCTTTGCCTTAAATAGACAATTTACTTTAGATACATTAAGCACACAAGCAGTAACAGTTTACTTAAATAATACCCAGCTTTTACACGAAAAAGACTATATCTTTAATAGTCAAGGTTTTATCGAAATTACTGCAACAAAGAGCTTTCAAGACATAATCGAAATAAACGAGTACGATACAACTAATGGATCGTTTATACCTCCAACTCCGACAAAATTAGGATTATATCCGTTACATCAACCTGAACAGTTTGTTGACAATTCTTACAGCACTCCGGTAACGTTAATTAAAGGACACGATGGAAGCATTGTAAGAGCGTTTAATGACTATAGAGATGAGCTGATTCTAGAATTAGAAAAGAGAATTTTTAATAATATTAAAGTTAAATATGATCAGACACTGTTTAACATACATAATTACTTACCGGGACTAAATCGTAATACAGGGTTTAGTAGACAAGAAGTTTACACTCCGATGATTAGTGACTTTTTACAATGGATGACACTTGTTGACACAGATTATACTATAAACAGTTATTACGATAGGCAAAATAGTTTCACATTTAATTATTCTAAATTATCAGATAAAAACGGCGACATGTTACCGGGTTGGTGGAAAGGTGCATTTAGACATTACTTTGACACTATTACACCTCACTTAACTCCTTGGACAATGCTAGGTTATACTATAAAACCTACATGGTGGGAAGACCAATATGGCCCGGCACCTTACACTAAAAATAATTATCTTTTATGGGAAGATTTAGAAAAGGGCATTATTAGAGAGCCAGGAAAAGGTTTTGTAATCAATCCGCTTTATGCTCGTCCTGGATTAACAACGTTTATACCTGTTGACAAAAATGGCAATTTGTTAGGACCTTCAGATTGTAACATTCCTAAGAAGTTTAACACAGTTAATCTTAACGATGGATTTGTATTTGGAGATTCGGCTCCTGTTGAAGAAGCTTGGAGAAATAGTTCTGAGTTTCCATTTGCATTATTAACTAGCTTGGCAATAAATAATGCACCGTTATTACTAGCTACTGGATACGATAGATCTAGACAAGTTCGAAATCAGTTAGGGCATATAGTTTATTCTGAAACAGATACTTACATAAAATTACAAGATATTGTTACTTTCAGTGATGCACAAGACTCTCAGTTAATACAAACTTCAGGTGTTGTAAATTATGTGCAAGGATATATGGCTTCTACACTATCAGATAATTTTTATAATTATCAAACAGCATTAACGTCGATTCAAAATAATCTAGCATTTAAAGTAGGCGGCTTTACTGATAAAAGTAAGTTTAAATTAATACTTGATAGTAGAACTCCGTTAAACGACGGTAATGTATTCATTCCTGAAGAAAACTATCAAATTTTCTTAAGAACTAGCTCTCCATTAAAGACAATTAACTACAGTGGTGTTATTATCGAATTAAGTGCCCAGGGATTTGTAATTAGAGGTTACGATAGAGAAATACCTGCATTTACTTACTATCCTTCGTACCAGTCATCTAACGATATAAGCACAAATGTTGGCGGAGTTTCAGAATCGTTTGTGAGATGGGAAGCAAATAGAACGTATTCAAAAGATACTATAGTTGAAGGTGCAGCAGGAGTTTACTACAGGGCTACGTCTACCTTTACTTCAGTTAATCAAATTGACACTAAGAACTTAGTAAAACTTCCTAAACTACCGGTAACAGGCGGAATTGATGCAATATTTAAAAGCAAGTTTAATAAATCACAAACACTAAGTTTGCAATATGGAAGTACACTACGTACTGTACAAGAAGTAATTGATTTTTTATTGGGATATGAAGCTTGGTTAAAAGATCAAGGATTTAGATTTGAGTATTTTGACGGCAATGAGCAGATCATTTCAGACTGGAAAGCATCTGCTAAAGAATTTATGTTTTGGGTTACACATAAATGGGGCGAAGGCGCATTAATCTCGCTCAGTCCGGCAGCAGATCAAGTGTATTTTGAAACAGAATATTCGATAGTTGATAGCGTAACTGATAATTTTTATGGATATAGCTTACTTAAAGCAGACGGTAAATCATTAACACAAGACCTTATTAAAATTAATCGTATAGAAGATAACGTTTTTAAACTAGAGCCTGCTAGTGCAACAGATGGAATTTATGCTATTAAGCTTCCTGTTGTACAAAAAGAGCATGTTGTATTAATTGACAATTTATCAGTATTTAATGATATTGTTTATCAGCCAGAAACAGGATACAGGCAAGACAGAATTAAAATATTTGGATACCGCACAGGCGACTGGAACGGTAGTTTAAATATTCCTGGATTTATATATTCGGAAGTTAACATAAGTGACTGGGAGCCTTGGAAAGATTACAAAGTAGGCGATATAGTAAAATACAAAGAATTTTATTATACTGCTGATAAACAAGTACCTGGAGAAGAATTCTTTAATTTCTATAGTTGGAAACGTCTAGACGATGTTCCATCTAGCAAACTACAGCCAAATTTTGATTATAAAGCTACACAGTTTACAGATTTTTATGATCTAGACACTGACAATTTTGATGTCGAGCAGCAACAGCTTGCACAACATTTAATTGGTTATCAAAAGCGCCAGTATTTAGAAAATATTGTTAATGACGAAGTTAGTGCGTATAAATTTTATCAAGGAATGATTAAAGAAAAAGGGTCTAAAAATAGTCTTGATAAATTATTTGATGTACTAAGCGAGACAGATTCTGATAGCCTTGATTTTTATGAAGAGTGGGCAATTAAACAAGGTCAATACGGATCAGCCGAAGGCTTTGATGAAGTTGAATTTAAATTAGACGAGCAAAAGTTTAGGTTAAACCCGCAACCGATAAAATTAACAAATTTAGATAATCTAGAGGGATTAACATACGGAATTAAAGACTACGAAGTATTTAAAAAACCTAGCAATTATTCTACAGATTTATTTCCGACACTAGATACTTATAGCCAGTTTACACGTAGTCCCGGATTTGTTAATCTTGACGATACAAAATATATACTATCTAATTATGATGACTTACTAACATTAAACATAGATACAACATTAAAAGGCGAGTATGTTTGGGTAGGATCTAGTTTAAATTCTTGGAATGTTTATCAATATGATAAAATAGATACAACTTTAATTGGGGTTCAAACACTTCCTGAAAAAGTAACTGATACAACATCAGCTTATGAATTAAAATTAACTTTAAATAATTCTCCTAGTGTCGACGTTGGAGAAATTATCGGAGTATATGATGTAATTACAGAGACAGTAAGTGCCAACTCTGTAACTACAATTCAGGAACAAAACAGTTTTAGTGGTTTCTTTAAAGTTACTAAAAAGGTATTAAACATTATATATGTTGAATCAGATGATCAATATCCTGAGGTAATTGACTGTATTGGAATTATTACTAAGTTTGACTCTGTTAAAGTAGCAAATTATAAAGAAGCAAATGAGTTTGCACAGTCAGGCATAATCAAAGACTCGTTGATTTGGGTTGAAAACAATAATCAAAATTGGAAAGTTCTTAAAAACACTCAGCCATACAACTTACTGCAAAAAATAGAAGGCGATACTTCTGAAATTAATGACGACTTTTCTAGATCTATTGCAGTTAATGATAGAAACAGTATAATCTCAATCGCATCACCAAACGCAGGCAATGACGGCAAAATATCAATATACAATAGAGGCGGAAATAATCAAGACTATCAGTTTTCGCAATTTATTGAACCAAATATAGAAGTTGCAAACTTTGGAAAGCAATTTGGGTTAGGACAAGGCTTTTCGTTAGACGGAAAATATTTACTAGTAGGTGCACCAAGTGCAGCAAATGTAAAATCAAGATTTAAGGGTCCTTGGGACGAAAATACAGATTATCAAAATGGTGATATTGTAAAATATGAAGGCCTATTATGGGAAATAATAGTAGACATTCAGGGTGCTGCTTCAGCACAAGAATTTGGAAGTTTTGGATCGATTATTGAAATTTTGCAAAAAAATAATATTTTTGCAGCAGAAGCATCATTTAAAAACATTGTTACTGGTAATTATCCGTTTAGTGACGTTGAAACTGATCATGTTTTAATTAGAGCACCTAGAGATCAATATAATGCAACAGGTACAGGAGATACTGTATTTTTTGATTGGTATTTACAAACTACTGCAAATCAGGATCAAGATGTTTTAGAAGACAGACAGCCGTTTGACGGAGCTATTCCGCAAATAAATGAAACATTCTTAGAATCAGGATTAACAATTCAGAAAAAGGTCGACGTTGTTCTTTATATTGACGTCATATCAGCAATTCCAGAAATTGGCGATCAAGTTGAAGCAGAAAATGTATTTGGGTATGTTAATTATGTGTTTGTAGATGCAGGTGCAGCAACAATTTATATTGAAAGAACATCGGGGCAGTGGAGTACTACTGATAATATTTTCTTAGAAAGTGGTGAGTTTGTTGGACAATATGTTAAACAACTGCCCGACGAACAAATTGATGTAACAGCAGATTTAGGCGGTTACTGGTATTTTGATTTAGGAACAACTATTACAGTAGGTGACACAAGAACTGACGAAGGAAGATCATTAGCAGTTTATAATATAGTTCCTCAAGGAAGTGTAGATCTAGAGGCAGCTGGCGGCAACATCTACGATTTAAATAACAGTGTAACTAATATTGGCGAAAATTCTATTAACAGTTATATTAGAACGTTAACATATCAAGGTACACCAGGCCCTGGAGGAAGTTTAAATATTATTCCTAGTGATCTGTTTATAGTTAGAGCACCAAAAGATTTAACAGATAAGTTAGTTGTAGGTGACGAAGTAGGATTAGAAATTTTAAGATTTCCAAAATACAGTGATGATAGCTATGTAGATATAACTCCTACAGGACTCTCATATACAGACACTAACAAGAAACATACATTGTATGATTTATGGACTGGTTACATTGATTTTGACCTAGACGAGTTAACGCCTCCGGATCAAGGCGGACAGCCTTACGAACCAAGAGTTGGCCAATTTGTTCGAGAAAGAACTCCTAATCCAGGCGGAACAGCTAGAGTAGTATTTTTCCAAAAGTTTAACAACAGCCGTGGCAGAGTATATGTTACTGATGTACAAGGAGACTGGGGAATCGGTAACGACGGCAGATATCTTGAAATGATTGGCACCGAATCTGATACGTTTACGAGTCAAACATTAGGCGACATTAGAGCAACTGCGTTAGGTAGTGAAGATTTAAATATTGGTAGTCTTTGTGTATTTCAGTTAGATGCTGAAATTGAAGATGTTCCGCCAGCAAGTACTATCATAGGAGCAGAATATCTAATATACAAAGATTTTGAAATTTTAGGATTACCGCTTCTTCCTAATTTTCCAAGTTCAGATAATTTTGATTATAAGCAAGTTTTTAATATTAAAACTGATCCTAATGGTAGCGGTAACGGGCTATCTAACTTTGGTTATTTTGCAGTATACGAAAAAGAAAATGTTTCGTCATTTAATGTTGTAAATTCATTTATTGTTCCAGACGAACTTGATAATTTAAGAATTGGTTCTACAATTAAAATTGCAAAACGTAACGATCTATATAAAGCATTTATTGGATGTGCAGGCAACGGAACGACTAACAACCCTGGAAGAATTTACTTTGTAAATAACGGTACAGACGATGAAGGTATAGTTTATAATTGGGAACTTGCGAAAGACAAGCGTTATAAAGGAGAATTTAATTCTAATAAAAACTTTTTTGTAAATGATTATGTTTATTATGAAGGTTATTTTTACGAAGCGTTAACTAACATTGCTGGTGACGGATCTACATTTATTCCAACTGAATGGCAATTAATCAATAGTGATCAAATTAGAAGTATTGATTACTTAGGATATGTGCCAAATGATACAAACATATTACCTGAAGATTTTAATTATAAAGGATTCTTTACTAAACGCTCTAACTACATTGTTGACGAAATTATACAATACCAAAACGGAAATTTTTACAAAGCACTAAGAAATATTCCTTTAAATTATAACGGATTTATTGATAATAATGGTGTAATAGAAGTTCCGTCAGCAGATTGGGAGTTAATAAACTTTACTCTTGGAGGCGATCAAGACTTAAGACTTGACTCTACAAACTTAGTTAAATTTGCAGAAAAGTTTGATGTAAGCGATAACGCAGAAGTGTTAGTTGTAACTGCTGAATTTAATAACGGTATAAGAAAAGTTGTTATTTATAGAAATGTAAATGATAATTACCAAAAAACACAGGAACTTGTATCTCCATTAGTTAACGATCTTAACATAGAGTTTGGCAAGTCTTTGAGCATTAGCCAAGATGGAAATTTAATTGCAATAGGCGCCCCTGGCGCAGATGACTCTACATTAGGCGATAACATTGGCGCAGTTTATATATACGAACAAAAAGACGGAACCTTTGAGCTATCTCAGACACTAACAAGCGCAACGCCTGCAGAAGGTGAAGCATTTGGAAGTACTATTGATTTTGATGGTAGAACATTATACGTTAGTGCGTATAACGCATCGAGCGATGATGATACTACATTTGACAATACGTCAACAACGTTTGATAATTTATTTACAGCATTTAAAAATAAAATTAAAATTAACGGTGCGGTTTATGTTTATGACAGGATTGATAATTCGTTAATATTTGGACAAGCAATTGATTATCACACTTACTTAGATCGAGACAGTGTAGCAGAAATTGACAGATTTGGTAGAAATATTCTTGCTAAAAATAATCACATTTATGTTGCAGTTCCTGAGTATACTAACTCTAGCGGAAATACTGGAATTTTATTAGATTACAGACGTCCAGGCACTGAAAAATTATGGAGTATCCATAGAGAAAACCAACCAACTGTTGATTTAGAAAAAATTAAAAGTATTTTCTTATATGATTCTAAGAAAAATGAACTTGTACAGTATCTAGATTATATTGATCCTGCACAAGGCAAAATTGCAGGTCCTGCAGATCAAGAAATTAGATATAAAACAACTGTAGATCCTGCTGTTTACACACTAGGAACTAGCAATTTAGTAGTAGACGAAACATTATCATGGGGTCCTGAACAAAAAGGCAGAGTATGGTGGGATTTATCTAATGCAAAATTTTATGATGTATATCAAGGCAACTTAATATATAAAGCAAATAACTTTAATACACTGTATCCTGGAGCATCAATAGATGTTTACGAATGGGTAGAAAGTAAATACACTCCTGAAGATTGGGACAAACTTTCTATCACTTCCCGAGGTGCAGCTGAAAACATCACAGGAACTACAAAATACGGAAGTGTATCATATAGTTCACGACGAGTATATGATCCTGTTGTAGGAAGTTTTACAACTTATTTTTATTATTGGGTTAAGAATAAAACAACAGTTCCTGACATATTAGGAAGAAAACTATCAGTTAACGCTGTATCTAAGTTAATTGAAGATCCTAAGGGAGAACAATATAAATTTATTTCTTTTGCTGATTCGTCTTCGTTTGTGTTACACAACTGTGGGAAGCTATTAAAAGATAGTGACATTGTTCTTAATATACAATACTGGACTACTGGAAACAAGTATTCTAATATTCATAACCAATATCAAATTGTAACCGAAGGCCTGTCAACTAGTGTGCCTAACGATACTATTATTAATAAAGTTTTTGACAGTTTAGTTGGATACGATTCTCAAGGCAGAAATGTTCCTGATGCTACATTGTCAGTAAGAGAAAAATATGGGATACTTAACAAACCAAGACAGTCAATGTTTGTTAATAGATCAGAAGCATTAAAGCAGGTTATCGAACGTGTTAATTTAATATTCAAAGAAAATTTAATCATAGACGAAAAAGACACTTCGTTATTATTTGATAATGATCCTGCTCCAAAAATTACATCAGGTAGATACGACACTGTTATTGACAATCATGTAGATTTACAATTTGTTAGTTCGGCAAGAGCACAAACAGCAGAGTTAACTCCAATAGTTGAAAATGGTAGAATTGTTCGTGTAGATATTGCAAATCCTGGAAGAAGCTACAAAGTTGTTCCTACATACGAAATAACAGGACAAGGCGCAGACGCTAAACTTGCAATATCGTTAAACGCATTGGGACAAATAGATAATGTTGCAGTTTTAAATCAAGGATATAACTATAACGAAAATACAGTGATATCTGTTAGACCAATCGCTGTATTAGTTAATTCAGACGAAACTGCAAACAGTCAGTGGGCGCTTTATCATAGAATTAGTAACGAATGGATAAGAGTTGCATCTCAAGCATATGACGTTAAGTCTTATTGGGATTACATTGATTGGTATGCCACAGATTATGATCAGTTTACTCAAGTAAATCATCTAATTGACTTTACATATAATTTGCAAGGCTTAGACGCAAATAATGGCGATATCGTTAAGGTATTAAATGCTGGCGGCGAGGGCTGGATCTTATTAGAAAAAATTGACGAGCAAGATACTATTGACTATACTGTAAATTATAAAACAGTTGGAAAACAAAATGGTACAATTAAATTAAAAGAAACATTGTATAGTTTTGATAATAGCTTAATTGGATTTGACAATCAAACGTTTGATACACAATTCTTTGATAAACAGCCTATTGCAGAAGTACGTATAATTTTAAAAGCACTAAAGGATAATATTTTTGTTGCAGACTTGGCAGACGAATTTAACAACCTATTCTTTGTTTGTTTGAGATATGTATTTACAGAACAAGGCTATGTTGATTGGGCGTTTAAAACTAGCTTCATAAAGGCACAACATAATGTTGGAGACCTACAACAAAAAGTAACGTTTAAAAATGACAATTTAACAAGTTTTGAGAATTATATTAACGAAGTAAAACCATATAAGTCTAAGATTAGAGAATACGTGTCAACTTATTCTAAACTAGAAAACACTTCAAATATAATTTCTGACTTTGATAGTCCGCCGCGATTTAATAGTACTACAGGAGCAATTACAGCAACAGATGTTAAAGTTGTTAACGGGGTACTGTTTAATACAGGACAAACAGCAGTAATTGATCAATCTTGGTTAGCTAATTTAACATATGAAGTAATTGAAATCAATATAAGTGATTCGGGAGAAGGATATGTATTTCCTCCATTAATTGAAATTGAAGGAGACGCAACGGCTAAAGTATCACTAGGGCCAAATGGAATATTGTCTAAAGTAATAATTACTAACTCCGGAAGTGGTTATATTTCAAAGCCTAATATTGTAATTAACGGGGCACTAAAAGAAGGCGGCAGACCAGCAAAGTTAGATGCAGTAATTGGAAATTCTCCTGTACGTAGCATGCATACTGTTGTTAAATTTGACAGAATATCGGGACAGTTTTTTATTACACAACTAAATGAAACTGAATCCTTTGTTGCAACAGGATCAAAAACAGTGTTTGATTTAAAATGGCCTATGGACATGAGAACTAATACTGTTGAAGTTACGGTTGATGGCGAGCTGGTTCTTGGTAGTAATTACTCGTACAACAATCTTATTAATAGAAAAGATGGGTACGATAAATTTTATGGAAGAATTGAATTTATTGATCCTCCAGCTAACGAAGTAGTAGTTGAAGTAAACTATAAAAAATCTATCAATATGTTAGATGCTCAGGATAGAATCAATTTGTTCTATAACCCAACAGACGGGCAAATTGGTAAAGATATCAGTCAATTAATGGACGGTGTTGATTACGGCGGCGTCGAAGTTAAGAGTTTTGAATTTGGTGCACCTCCAGGATGGGATACCGGAGACTGGTATACGGATAACTGGGATGTCTTTGATGAAAATTACGACGACGAAAGTTTTGAAACAGACGGATCAACTTTAGTATTTGATTTAGCTAAACCTTTAGAAAGTGGCGTTACTTATAACGTTTACATTAATGGTACTAGAGTCGACGATAGCAACTGGGACGGAACATCATCGGTAGAATCTAATCCCTACGCATTTATGGCGCCGCTTATCGGTGATGGGGTTACTGATACATTAGTATTTGATAATGAAATTAGATTCCGCCAAGTTGTAGACGAACTAGATAATGGTAGCGGCAATGATAATCCTCCAGGAAATATTATTACTATTCGCAGAGCAACGTCAGATGGAAGCCAAGAAGTTAGCGGGTCGTCTTATGACACTGCACTAACAGGAGGCGACTTAGCTTATACTACCGCAACAGGCATATCGGCAGAAGATATTAATATTGACGGTGACGGATTTGTAACTCCGACTACTTCAAAAGGTCCAGAAGAAGTTGTCCCAGGACAGATAATGGATACTCTTGATATTACTGTTTACGAACGTCCAAACAGCGGTACTGGTGTTATAGAAGTTGACAACTTTAAAGGTGATGGACAAACACAAGAATTTAATTTAACACAAACACCAATCTCTTTACAAAGTGTAATAGTTAAGAAGAATTATATAATTGTTAATCCAGCTGAGTATAGAGTTGATATTCCAAATAGCAAAGTAGTATTTTATACTGAACCTGCTAATGGAGATAATATTTCGATTATATCTTCGAGCTTAGGAGGTACGAACTTAGTTGACTACGGCGAAACATATACAGATGCTAGTACATACATATATGAAACTACTATTTCATATAGCAGCGAAAATACTGCATACGTAACAGTAAACGGCGTAGAATTGCCCTTTGAACTTATTGATGATAATGGCAAAACAGCAATTAAATTTAGTGAATCTCTACCAGCTAACAGACTAATACAATATGGTGTTTTTGATTCAAATATTGAAACTTTTAGCAAAATATCAATAGATGAAATTACAGCAGATGGTTCTTCTATTAGTTACGAATTATCAAGAGCGCCGTTTGAACAACAACCTACGTCCTATTACACTGTTGTTACAGTAAACAATGAGCGTGTTCTAAATGCAGGATATAGCGAAAGATTTATTGTAGAAGAAAGTGTACTACAGTACAAAATGAAAGTATGGCAAATACCTGTAGGATCAGTTGAAGGAACAGAACTTAAAGTGTTCTTAAACGATAGAGAACTAACATTCTTGCAAGAATGGACATACGAAGGCGCAGGCAGCTTTAATGCTAGGATTAGTCCAGATGCGCAGCCTGGAAGTACTATTATATTAAATCGCGGCGTTGCAAATGCCGGAGATGAACTAAAAGTGTTTATACTTTCGACAGGAGAATATAGATTTGGGTATTTTGATACAGATAACGATTTTGTTGACACAAGCGGAAAACAAACAGCAGCAATACTTACTCCAGTAATCGAAGATGGCGTAATAACAGAAGTTACTATCGTTGATAGCGGACGCGGCTATAATGCTTCTTCAGGAATTTCTGCTAAATCTGATACTGGTACAGGAGCAGAACTTGAAATTACTGTAGATGAATTAGGATCAATACAAAGTGTTATTGTTAATAACGGTGGCAGAGATTACAATAGCTCTACAACAATTATTACAGAACTAGTTCCGGTACCTGCTATAATATACTTTGATGAAACTTTCGAATCAGGAGATATTATTAAGGTTTATCAATTTACTAATCATGACGGTTTAGGTATTGAACGTGAAAAATACAATGTAGTAGAACGTACTCAAATGACAGTTGGTACTCCTGGCTATTACGATTCTCGTTTACTTAAAAATAATTTGATTGACTTGCGTAAACAAGCAGTGAGTGTAGACTATGTATGGATTAATGTTAATGGCAAGTGGCTAATACCGACTGCTGATTATATTTTGTTAGAAGACAAAAAACGTATTCGATTTGTTACAACACTAAATGATTACGACATTGTAGATATCATACACTTTGCTGCACCATCTGTAAGTAATAGAATTGGCTGGAGACAGTTTAAAGATATGTTAAACAGAACTACTTATTTACGCTTGTCAAGCGAGGATGAATTTACAATAACAAGTCCTCTACATTGGTACGACAGGACTATTGAAGTAAGCGAAGGCTATGAAAATTTACCTCAGCCAACTGCTAACAGTAAGTATCCAGGCGTAATTTTCATCGACGGAGAACGAATTGAATATTTCCGCAGAGAAGACAATATTTTAAAACAGCTTCGTAGAGGAACAATGGGAACTGGAGTTAAAGACATTTATATTGCTGGTACAACAATGTATAATCAGGGAATCGATAGTGTTATTCCTTATAAAGATGAAGAGGATCGGTTTAGTGTTACTTCTGGAAAATACACAGATATGACTACCTATTATCCGGACACTGAATCTGAAATTGTTGTTGATACTATTACATATGACTTTAACAATAATACAGTGTTTCCGGTAAGAGTTGCAGACGTATACGAACAAATTGCAACAGTTACTGGTAGCGGTTTTAGATCAGGTGTACAGGTGTTTATGCAGGATGCAGAAGGAATTTCGAGAGAGCTAGAAAAGGTATCAAGTACAGATACTGAAATTCAATTCCATACAGAGACAATGCCTGTAGGAGCATATGATTTAGTAATTTATAACCCAAGAGAAGAAGCACCGGCTGTTAGAGCTGCCGAAAGTTTAGTATTACCTAAGTTTTTGCCATATGTGCAAATACTAGTAGATTTTAATCCTGAAGCATTTACTGACGTTGTAACTAATCCGACAGAAACTGGAGACTGGTACAAGGCACCGTTTGATGAAGGCGGGATACCAACAGAATACTGGCAAGCACTAAACATTGAAGTATTTTCAAATGGACGTAGACTGCGTAAAAATCCTGTTACAGTGTATGATGTAAACAGTGGGCAGTTTAGCCCGGACGGCGATATACAGCTCGAAGCTGAATTTGCAGTTAATAAAAACGAAGGAGCATATGTGCGTCTAACTACGCCACCGGCACCTGAAACTACACTAACTATAGTTAGAAAGCTTGGCGAAGAATGGAGAGAGATTGAAACAACTAGTCCTCTAACGTTTAAACCACTAGGAAATTCCAACACGGAAGTAGCAACTTTCTTGCGTGGGAAGACAATTAATTTACCGCGATAAATACTATGACAGGAAACTTACATGGCAGATAATTTTAAAGACACACAAGGAATAATGTTGCAAGGACACATTAAGATTCACGACCCGGAAAGCGGTGAAGTTCTTATTAACAAACGTAACGCTATTCATTATGAAAATATGAGTATTGCTCTTGCTGAGAGTTTAAGTAACTCAGGCGAAGGCTGGATTAACGAGATGAGTTTTGGTAATGGAGGTACGTCAGTAGATCCAACAGGCGTCATTACATACTTAACTCCAAATAGCTCCGGAGTAAATGCAAGTTTATATAATCAAACATTTACAAAAGTTGTAGATGACAGGAGTGTAAACAACATTGACCCTGCACGTAACAAAACAGAAATACGTCATGTTAGCGGTACTAACTACACTGACATACTTGTTACTTGTTTGTTAGATTACGGTGAACCAGACGGGCAAGACGCATTTGATACAGCATCAAACGCAGATAATTTATATGTATTTGACGAATTAGGACTTAAAAGTTATTCTGCAGACGGTACTAGCAGACTATTAACGCATGTTATTTTTCATCCAGTTCAAAAGTCTTTAAATAGGCTTATACAAATTGACTATACTGTAAGAATACAGAGTTTAACTGGTTTTAACGAGGGGTAATAGATGTCATATACAATTAGTTACACTGACCTAGCAAAAGAAGGCACAATTACAGTACAAGATGGTACTATTAACGATCAAACTACGTTAAAACTACCCGGAAGAAACACAACTTCTTATGGTGCTGTTATTGCAGAAAACTTTCTGCATCTATTAGAAAACTTTGCTGCTACAATAGAACCTGCAAATCCTATAGAAGGACAAATATGGTATAATAATTCAGTTGACGAAGAGCAACTGTTTATGTATAACGGAACAAATTGGGTTCCGGCTAGCGGAATTACAAAGTCAATTGGTACACCTGCTTTTGCACAAACAGGTGATCTTTGGGTAGATACAGATAATCAGCAGTTATATCTATTTACAGGCGGCGGCTGGATTTTAGTTGGTCCACAATTTAGTGAAGGTTTGTCGACTGGTGCTAGAGCAGATCAAATTGTAGGACAAGACAATGAACTGTACAATGTATTAAGGATCGAAGTAGGCGGAGTAGTAGTAGGTATAATTTCAGGATCTGATAATCCGTTTTTACCAAAAGCAACTGTTGCAGGGTTTCCAGTAATTAATCCTGGATTTAACGTAATTAGTAGAGATACTGATGCAGACGGACTTAGCAATTTTAAATTCTTTGGAACTACAGAAAAGGCAGAGAGCTTAATTGTAAATAATCAAGTTATTCCTGCAGGAAATTTTCTTAGAGGCGACACGTTAAGCATAACAGATTCTCCAATTAATGTTCAAAATAACTCAGGTATCAACTATGGAGTTAACGGAGAACTAACAATCGGTGTTGAAGGGCAAGCAGGTATTATTCAACATAATATTGGCGGATCAAATATTGACATGCGTGTTAGGAATAACAATCAAACACGAACAGTAGTACGAGTAGATTCAAATCTACGTGTTGGTGTAAATACAGAAGCCCCAGAAGAAGCATTAGATGTAGTAGGTAATGTACAGTCTAGTGGTAATTTATATGTTAACGCAACTACACAAAGTACTACAATTAATAATGGTGCGTTAATTGTTAGAGGCGGCACAGCCGTTAAGTTAAATCTTAATGTAGGCGGCGAAACAGAGTTAAGTAATTTGCTTACTACCCGAGAAATTGTACCCGATGACAATAGTATCCGAGATATAGGCACCTCACAGAATCAATATAAACACATTTATGCAAACAGACTGTTTGGCGACATTACTGGTACAGTAACAGGTAAAGTAAATGGTCCGTCTACGGAAACAGATAAATTAACCTCGCGTACTACATTTATTATGGAAGGCGATGTATCAACAGTTGTTCCTGTTGAGTTTGACGGCAGTTATCAAGATCCTAATTTTAACAATGGTCAAAACGTTGACGGAGAGCCGCTGGCGGTGGGAGAACAGCCGTTACAGAAAAAGTTTCGAACTGAAATATCAAACCAGTTTATTTCGGGCAAAACACAAGAATTTGATGTTGCTAGCAACGATTTGCTACTATTTGACGATCAAGAAGGCGACAGTCCGGGACTAAAACATGTTACTAAAAGTGATTTATTAAAAACAATACCAAGAAACCCTCCAGGGATAATTCTTCCTTACGGTGGAAATGTAGCTCCTACAGGATGGCTGTTATGCGATGGTAGAGAGATTAACAAAGACGAATGGCAAGCGTTGTTTTCAGCAATTGGTTATAATTTTAAATCTGAATCTCAAGTACAAAACAATTATTTTGCAATACCTGATTTACGAGGAAGAATGCCATTAGGTGCAGACAATATGGGTGGCACAAGTTCAAACACTGTGCAAGCTAATTCTGCAGATGTTGTAGGCGCCAGAGACGGCGCAGAAAGCAAAACTCTTAACATAGCGCAAATTCCTGATCACCAACACGATATGCAAGACGGAAGTAATAACCAATACTATGCATATCAAGATCGTCGAGACACAACAGTTGACGGAGTAGCAGAAGAAACTTCTGGTGTAGGCGATGGTAATGCACAGCGTATACCTAATTCAGGCGGCATACAAGATAGAAGAGGAGCAGATACTGCGCCACTTAATATTATGCCACCGACAGTGACAATAAATTATATTATTTACGGCGGAAGAGAATAATGAGTTATAAAATTAACAAAACAAATGGAGAATTGTTAGTAGATCTAGTAGATGGACAAATTGACACTACGTCAACTGATATAACTCTTATAGGACGTAATTATAAAGGGTTTGGCGAATTAGTTAATGAAAATTTTGTCAAAGTCATGGAAAACTTTGCCAAGTCAAGTGCTCCAGGAGCTCCTCTTGTAGGACAATTATGGTATGATACTGCTGAAGAAAGATTAAAGGTATATACAGGAGAAACATTTAAGACAGCATCTGGAGCATTAGTCAGTCAGACACAGCCTAATCTTGTAACAGGTGACATTTGGATTGATAGTTTCAATAATAAACTTTACTTTTACGACGGCGAAGATATTGTATTAGTTGGCCCGCAGTACAGTGCGCAACAGGGCAAAACAATTGTAGAAGCTGCAACTATTATTGACGAAACAGGCCAAGACCAAACAGTTTTATATATGTACATAGGTGGATTGTTAACAGGAATATATTCTAGAACAGAATTTAGACCGTCGCTTAACATTACTGGATTCCCAATAGATATTGATGATACAAATATTCCTAAAAGACAATTGATTAAAACAGGATTTAATCCTGTTAGTGCTGATTTTGTATGGCAGGGTACTGCAAAGAGTACACAGTCATTGATTAGTGCTGGCGGCGAAGCATTTACAGATGCTAACTTTATGAAAACTGACAGTGACACTAGCACAAGTGGATCTCTTGCAGTTAAAGACGAGCGTGGACTAACCGTTGGTAAAAACGATAATGTTTATGCTGCATTACGTGTAGACACTGGCGATATTACTACGCTCGAGTCACAGCAAGGTAATAAAGATTTTGTTATTCGAACAAAACGTGGTAGTAACTATGATAATGTATTTTATGTTAAATCTGCGGTAAAGCGTGTAGGTATTCTTACAAATACTCCAGCATTTGGATTTGACGTTAATACCGATGCTAGAATAAGTGGAGAGCTAACAGTTGACGGAAACTTAACTGTAAAGGGTGATAGTACTTTTCTTCAAACAGAAACATTACAAGTTGAAGACAAAAACATTGAATTATCAATAGACGCTGCGGGACTTCCAGCAGGCAACGACACTGTTGCAGATTTAGGTGGTGTTACTTTAAAATCAACCGACGGCGATAAAACAATATATTGGTCAAACACTACTCAAAACTGGACTGTTGATCAAAACTTTGATTTAGAAACAGGTTTAGCTTATAAAATTAACAACATAACAAAACTATCTGATGACAGATTACATAATTCTGTTTTATATGCAGACGGATTAATACGTGTTGGTACATTACAATACTTAAATGTAGATCAATTTAACTTTTTAAATTCTACAATGACTACAACAAGTCCTCTAAGCATAGTATCTAATGGTACTATTACAGTTAACAACAAATTAATTACGGGTGTATCAACGCCAATAAGTCCACGGGTAGCTGCAAGAGATACTCTTACAGAAACTACAGACAGTGCAGTAGTTACTAAGCAGTATGTAGATGCAGAAATAAAAGCAGAGCCATTAGTTACATCTCTAGATGTAACAGGTTATGCAGATCCTGAATCAAACTTTGCTGCCAACGGACCGTACAATAACGTTAAAGCAATATTAGAACAACTTTATAGTGCTGCTGATAAAGAAGAAGGTACCTTTGCTAAGGTTTATTGTACAAACTATGTTAATACTACAGTTACAAACATTGACGTTGATCAATTAGTTGATGATCCGGATAATCCGGGCGGTCCTCAAATTAGTGCTGTTCGTAAATCTTATATTGCTGTAGACAAGGATGGAAATCTAAGTGACGAATCAGTAGTACAAGATATTGAGTTCTTACCAGTATCTGCTACAGCAGGATTTATTCCGGATAGGGCAATAATGGAATTTGAAGTACAAACAAATGCATGGACGTGGCTCCGTACCAACGTACTTCCGTGAAACAGATAAATACAATGTCGCAATAGGGGTTTATAAATGGCATATACAATTGATACATACAGTAATAGTCGATCTTGGAAGATTGAAGATGGTACTATTGACCAAACTACAGATTTAAAACTTGTAGGTAAAAACTATGCAGGTTATGGTGAAATACAAAACGAAAATTTTGTATTTTTGCTAGAGAACTTTGCAGGACAAGTTGAGCCTCCGAGAAAAGTAGCAGGCCAAATTTGGTTTGACTCGAGTAATTCAAAATTAAAATTTTATGACGGGCTAAAATGGCGCACAACAGGTGGCGCAGAAGTTAGTTCTACAGTTCCAACAGGATTAAAACAAGGTGATTTTTGGTGGGATACAGGAAATGAACAACTTTATACATTTAATGGCGGCGACTTTGTACTTATCGGACCCCAAAGTGCAGGCTCAGGCCAAACACAGATTGTAAGCCGTTCACTTCGCGATACACTAGGAAATAGTAAAAATGTTATTACCGCAGTTGTAAACGACGAAACAGTATTAACATTTAGTTCACAAGACTTTACAATTGATACTAGCGATGTAGATAGTGATATTCCTGGATTTGACAGAATACGTCCAGGTCTAACCCTTAAAAATACTATTAATAGCGCAGGCGGCGTTACTAGTGGAGCATTTAGACTTCATGGTACTGCATCAAATGCAGAAAAATTAGGCGGCATTTCATCAGATAATTACGTACAGTCTAATAATGCATCGTTTACAGGACTTGCACAATTTGGAACATCTGGCATACAAATAGGCGAAACTGCAAACTTTACTTTGTCAGTAGAAGGTGATAACCAAGGTGTAATTTCAAACGATAACGGCAATCAGATTATAATCCGTGCCAAAGACTTGTTTGGTAATGTATTAAACCCTGCAAGAATATTTTATAATGCACTAACTCCAGGATTTGTTCCAGGAACTACTACAGTTGCAGCTACAAGTTTAGGTACAGAAGAATACAGATGGCCTGATGTATATGCTAGAACAATAAAAGGCTTAAGCCAAGTAACTAGCGGCTTACTAAAACCTGGCGCAACTTATAAAACTCCAATTGATGATCCAGTCAATGGCGGAACAATGGCAAACGGAGATGCACTATTACCTTCAGAACAAACTGCTGCTAATACTATTCCTGTAAGAGACGAAAACGGAGACATATTTGCTAATAAATTCCAAGGTATTGCTACTGAAGCTTGGTATGCTGATCTTGCAGAAAAGTATTCAACTCCGCATGAACTTTCCCCAGGAACAGTTGTAAGTGTTTGTGTACACGAAGATCACGAAGTTGACGCTGCAACAAGAGGAAATATTGCAATAGGAGTAGTTTCAACAGAACCTGCTCTTAAAATGAACGCTGGAGCAGAAGGACAATACATTGCACTTAAAGGGCGTGTGCCTGTTCGTATAGTTGGTGCAGTTGTTAAAGGCGCTGCTGTTTATGTCGATGACAATGGTTATGCTAGCACTAATATTAATGGCGGATCACTAGTTGGTGTTGCATTAGAAACTAATGAATCTGTAGAAGAAAAATTAGTCGAGTGCGTACTTAAAGTATAAATAAAACTAGTATATAATAGGAAATGTAAATGGCAGTTGAATTCGAAACAAGGATAACCGCAGCAAACTTTAACACTCTACAAAATAGAGTTGAAAGACTTTTGGGCGGAGGCAGCGGTCAGTCAGGATATGGGCAGGTTCCTAACAGTTCTCCAGTTCCTCCTCAAAGTGTTGTATACGCCAGCGACTTAAACAAACTATTACTTGATATTAATAGAATATCAATACACCAGACTGGTAGCATAACTGATCTAAGTCCAGTTACACAGAGTTCAAAAATTAGAGCAGATGAAGAAACAGTAGGAGACCGTGACGGCTGGAAGCAATATATTGCAAAAATAGCCGAACTTGAAACAGATCCATTAGTTGTAGACGGAACACAAGTTAGTATTGAAACTATTGCTACAGATTCAAGATTTTCTCCGTGGCAAGGACAACTTTCGCACAGTTTTACATTAACATTTACTGATACTGATCATAGACGTGCATTTTTTAATAGTGGCGGACAAATTTATATTAGTGCGCAAATTGAATCACCATCTACGCCAAAATCAAATGACTGGAAAACTATGTTAACAAACATGGGCGTTATTCAATTTAAAGCAAATACTACATCCAAAACTGGATTAGGCGGAACGTTGTTTCCGAACGATGACGGGCCAGTTGGAAACTTTCAATTAACAGCAGGCTTAGTAACATTATTTGAAAGAACTGGACAATTAGACTCTTATTCAGAAAATAGATATTACATCTTTGGTAAAGAAGTAAGCCAAAGCGCAATCCAATTTACAATTCAATTCCAAGATCAAGATCAAGGTGATCCAACTATTGACGAAGAAATTGCTGGAACTGTAGTAAGTAGAATACAAGCATTACGTCCATCGGGCGAGTATGTTAGTGTTCCGTTGCCAAGTTATTCCGTACAGTCCAGTCTAGAATTAGGAGACTAATACATGGTAGCTACGGGTAATACAGTCCAGGCTAGCCATTATACAGGTGCTCTTGGACGAGTACTAACAGTTCTCGGCGATGGTAGTGGACAAAACGGCTATGGACAAATTGTTCCTAGTTATGAATCATATCGAAATGTAAGTACAAACGACGAACTTATCGATCATGATCACACTTCTAAATTAGCAGTTGATATTAATACTTGTGCTAGCCATCAAGGAATTTCCGGAGTTTCATCTTCATTTAATTCTGCAGGCAAAATCATAGGTGCAAATGCTTCAGGTAATTCTCCAACTAGTCTAACTGACACATCTAGAGGGTTTAATGACTTATTAGCAGGAATAACAAACATTGAAGCTTCTGCTGATAGTTCAGTTGGATTTACTATTGACGATGTAAGAACTCTTACTTCTAGTACTAGATTTACTGCCTGGGGAGGCGACGGAGATCCTGATGATAACATTTGGAGTGAACTAGATGTTATTTTTGAAGGCGGATATGCAACAACAAATACTTCCGGAAGAACCACAGCAACTGCGGCCGATCATCGTAGACATTTTTTTAACGCCGGTGGCGATGTTAGGATAACTTTTTTTGGTAATTCTAATACTACAAAGGATATTGACTGGAATTCTATGCTTAGTAATGTTACCGTTGTATTTGGTAAAAACAATACAACAGCAAACTCAGGATTAGCTCGTGACGGGTCAACAGATGTAAATGGTGGCGGCATTGACAGTGCTTTTGGAAATTACCAGTTAACAACATCTTATAATATTATCTTTAGAAAATTTGGATCAGGTGCATATTCGACTAACTATGTACAAGTTCGAGCAAAGCGTGTAGGCACCAATGTTATACGTTTTAGAGTTGACTTTAACGACTTTGCAGAAGGCAATCCAAATTTTGACGAACGTGTGCTTGTTAGCGGCGGATCAATGGGCGCAGGCCTGCACTTAAAACGTCCAACTGGTGTAGTAACAGTTCCAACTCCGTCAGACGCCGTCGCGACTGAATTCCAAGATACATAATCAACTCTTGACATAATTATTAACTGAGTATATAATTAATAGTATACTTGGAGATTTCGTATGGATGAAAGATTAGCAAAAGCATTAGAGTTTTCGAATTACATGACAACTCTAAATAATCAAAAACGCATTATAAGAGAACAATTTTTAGAAGATTGTGTTCATTATATTAATGGTGGTAAATTTGCAGTTAACAGAGAATTGATTACATTTTGTCAAACACTTGTAAATAATCAACAACCTACTGCGGTACTCATTGATGATAACGAAACGCCTATTGAAGTAACAGATTTGAAAAAGTTTCTAGACGACATTCTTGATATTTATTTTACTACAACTAATCAGTATTTAGACAAATACAACGAGATAAAAACAAATAGGACAATTGAAGGTTTAATTAACATATGAGTCGCGGCGTACTTTTATTTGCGCAAAACAATCATACTATTGACTATATTAAACAAGCACTATTTTGCGCAAAGAAAATTAAAAAACATTTAGGACTATCAGTAACTATTGCTACAGATACGCCTAAGTACCTTTATGAAAAATATCCATACTATTCTAAATATATTGATAATGTAATAAATTTAGATTGGGAAGAATGTTCGCAAAAGCGTGTCTATCAAGACGGTACTATGAGTAACAGAAACTTAGAGTGGAGAAATCACAATAGAACAACAGTGTATGACATTACGCCATACGACGAAACTATTGTAATGGACACTGACTTTATAATAGGCAATAATCAGTTGTTGCATACATTTGACACTGCTGAAGATTTTTTAATTGTTAAAGATATTACAGATGTTAACCCGGAAAGAAATACTTCATTTAATAAAATTAGTGATAGAAGTATTGACATGTACTGGGCAACATTATTTTATTTTAAAAAAACAGAACAAACAGAATTATTTTTTAATTTAGTTACACACATTAAAGAAAATTGGTTGTATTATAGATTAGTATATCAGATACCTGATAAGATGTACAGAAACGATTTTAGTTTTAGTATTGCTATACACCTTATGAATGGAAATCAAAAAACAAACTGGCCAAAACAGCCGCCAGGCAATCTTTGGTTTACTACTGATATGGATGTCTTAATAAAAATGGAAGACGAAGATTATGTGTTTCTATTAGACAAAAAAGACTGGAAAGGACATTATATTGCTGCATCTGTAAAGGATGCTAGTATACATATTATGAACAAGTTTAGTCTTGATAGAGCAATTAGTGAGGTGTTAAAAAATGAGTAAAGGATTTTGTTTACTTGCACAAAACAATAGCACAACAGATTATGTTCGCCAGGCATATGCTCTCGCCTTAAGTTTACACAAGTACAATCGTAATCAAAAAATTAGTCTTATTACAAATGACACAATTCCAAAAGAATGGCAAAAAGTGTTTGATCAGATTATTCCGATTCCGTGGACAGATAGTGCAGAAACTAGTAACTGGAAAATAGAAAATCGTTGGAAAGTTTATCATGCTAGTCCGTACGAGCAAACGATTGTATTGGAAGCAGACATGCTTATACTAAGTGACATAACGCACTGGTGGAAAGAGCTAGATAAGTATGAATTGTTTTTTACTAGCAATGTACAAACGTATAGACAAGAAACAGTAACTTCTCGGTATTATAGAAAAACATTTGATGCTAATAACCTTCCTAATCTATATAGCGCATTACATTATTTTAAAAAAGGCAATACTGCAAAAGAATTCTATACACTACTAGAGATTATAGTTAATAACTGGGAATTATTTTACAGTAAATATGCAAAAGAGCGTTATCAAAAATGGTGCAGTATCGATTTGTGTGCAGCAATTGCTAGTAAAATTTTAGGCAATGAAAAACAAATAACAAATGCAGATAGTTATATAACGTTTACCCACATGAAGACGCATACACAAGCTTGGCAATATGTTCCTGAACAATGGACTAATGTAATAGGAAAGTACTATCGAAATGATGGAAGTTTAGTGTTAGGTAATTTTGCACAAACCGGAATACTTCATTACGTAGAAGACAATTTTTTAACAGATAAAATAATAGAGAAATTAAAAGATGCAAAAGTATTATCTTAACTTTAGAGAAGACGGTACAATTTTAAAAGTTGGCAATGTACTTGACGAGTCTTCCTTATACATAGAAATAGAAAAATATTTAGTACAAGATTTTGCAAATTGTAAAAAAGAGTTTAAAGACTATCTTGTAGTCCCAAGCGATTCTGCAGATGCAAACTATGTAATGAAATTTAGGCATACATCATTAGAAGACTTTGATGTTGACAGAAGTATTTTACAATTGTCTAAAACTCTTATTAGCGAAAGACTAAACTTTATTATTCTACAAGACCCTAGAAACGGAGTATGGAAAGCAAAATTAACAGACGATTTAAAATCTTTGTTAACAAGCACATCATATTATAAAGATAAATCGCATACACTATTTGTCACAGACGAAGATGATCCTAATGTATTACTTGACACACTAGTTGTTGAGTTTTCTGAATTGCTTTATAAAGACGAGTGCATAATAAAAAATACTAATAAAGAGGTTGCTCAGAGGACTGATGTGAGTGTATACTGTGGTAAGGTCTTTGAAAATTATAGTCATATTATGGAGAACTAATGCCTAATAAAATTAAAATAATTGATCAAGATATTATCTTTCTTAGTTACGACGAGCCTAACGCAGAAAAAAATTATGCAGACTTGTGTAGTAAAGTACCGTGGGCAAAACGTGTGCATGGTGTACACGGCAGTGATGCAGCTCACAAAGCTTGTGCAGATTTAAGTGAAACAGAATACTTTGTTACTGTAGATGCAGATAATATTGTTGATCCAGAGTTTTTAAATCAAGTAGTTGATTACGAATCGTTAGGGCTGTCAGCAGACCATGTGTTTAGTTGGTGCGGTAAGTTACATGTTAACGGACTAATGTACGGCAACGGCGGATTAAAAATGTGGACACGTAAGTTTGTACACAATATGAAGACACATGAACATTCAGAAGACGGCGACGAACGCGGCAAAGTAGAATTTTGCTTTGACGACAAGTACTATCAGTTCAACGAAAACTTTAGTGTATCCTACACAAACGAAACACCTTGGCAAGCCTGGCGAGCTGGATTTAGAGAAGGTGTTAAGATGAGTTTGGATCAAGGTGCTAAAGTAGAAGACTTGCGTAAAGTATGGTGGCAAAACTATGATAGGCTTTTAATATGGAGTCAAGTAGGTGCTGATGTTAAAAATGGTATATGGAGTATACTAGGCGCACGACAAGGTTGTTATCTAACAAACTGTACACCATGGGACTATGCTAACGTGCGTGACTTTGAATGGCTAAACAACTTTTGGGAAACAGAAGTAAAAGATGTTGATCCAAAAGAAGAAGCAGAACGTTTAGGTTTAGAAATACTTAAAGGTACCGGAGTTGATATTTCTACTAAACCTTTAGACGCAGAACAAAGCAAATTTTTTAAACAAGTCTATCAAAATAGTGCAAGGATACTAAGAAGAGCAAAATGAATTTAAATGTAAAAAAATTTAAAGCGTCAATTGACAACTTTTTTGGCTGGGTAAAGAAAACAGAACTAGTAGAGCTAGATGATATTGATGTAACAGAAGATCCAGTACGTCCAGAGCTTGATGTAGAATGGCGTACTAGTTATGGACGTAAGATATACGGACTAAAGCACGAAAATGAAATTGAAGGTATTATCTGCATTGCATATACTAATGATGTACCTAAAAGTGTAAAAGAGTTAGACTTAATGAGTCAAAATGCTCATTTTAAAAATGATGTTAATACGGCAGTTGCTTATACAGTATGGAGTCGTAAGCGTGGCGCTGGTAAAGAGATAATACACAAAATAGGCGACTTAATGAAGTCTCGTGATGATATTGAAACACTAGTAACCCTATCACCGTTAACGCCAATGGCAACACACTTTCACATACGTAATGGTGCAAAACAAATTGCTATTAGCAATACAACACAGAATTTTAAATATACATTATGAGTAATGAACAGCGTATACAAGTACTAGAAGAAAAACGTGAAAAGATAAACAATGTAAGTTGTTCATTCTGTACGGCTAAATGGTTACAAACTACGCTACTATTACAAAACGGTTACAATCACAGTTGTCATCATCCTGCTCCACATAAGATTCCGTTGCACGAAATTGAAGCAAATCCAGCGGCACTACACAACAGTAAGTTTAAAAAAGAACAACGTGCTAAGATGCTTAAAGGTGAGCGTCCTAAGGAGTGCGGATACTGTTGGAAAATTGAAGACTTAGATAAAAACTATTTTAGTGATAGACATTATAAAACAAGTGACTCTTGGGCCTGGGATAGATTTGAAGATATTGCTAAAAGCAATCCACAAGACGATGTGTACCCAAGTTACTTAGAAGTATCATTTAGTAATGCTTGTAACTTTGCTTGTGCATACTGTTCACCTGAGATTAGTAGCAAGTGGATGGAAGACGTAAAGCAACACGGAGAATATCCAACCAAGCACGGTTCGCATAATCTAGACTATTTAAAAGAGTCTGGTAAGATGCCAATACCTAATAGAGAACATAATCCTTATGTAGAAGCATTTTGGAAATGGTTTCCTGATGCATTACCGCATTTAAAAGTGTTGCGTATCACAGGCGGCGAGCCTACTATGTCAAAAGATACCTGGAAGCTTCTAGATTATCTAATAGAAAATCCACGCAAAGGTTTAGACATTTCCATTAATACAAACGGATGTGTAGAAGATAAACTAATTGACAAACTAATTTTAAAAGTTAACAAACTTGCAAAAGTAGGAGTTAAAGTTGACATATACACTAGTCTTGAAAGCACAGGCCGCCAGGCGGAATATGCTAGAGACGGATTAGTATACTATGATTGGGTTAAAAACATAGAGCGTTTGCTTTCTGAAACAAAAAGCACAGTTGCAATTATGACAACAATTAACATTCTTAGCTTGCCTACATTCGTCGACTTTATTATGACGGTAATGGATTTGCGTAAACTTTATAATACTAGTTTTGAGTGTAATAGAGTGCCGTTGAGTATTAATATTATGCATTGGCCTCCGCATCTTCAATGTACTTTGCTCGATAAAGAACAACGTGTAAAGACTGCTAACACTATTGAAACACTTTGCAAAAGTTGGTTAAAATATTATACTAAAGAAAAGTATGCTAGAATATATTTAGAAGAGTTTGATCAAATACAAAGATTTTGTGATTATTTAAGAACCTCAGAACCAACAGTGGAACACAGAGAAGACTTTGTAAGATACATACAAGCGTACGACAAAAGAAGAAATAAAGATTTTGCAGAAATATTTCCACAGTATACACATTTATTAGAGGAATGGAATGCCAAAGAAGACTGATGAAACGTTACAACAGTATCGTGATAGAGTATTAGACAATAAAAGTAAGAGTTTCTGCGGAGCCAAGTGGTTTAACGCTACTACCTGGCTTGGTAGTGGTACAACTGCTAGTTGTCATCACCCGCCTGCACATAAAATTCCATTAGTAGAAGTAGAAGCAGACTACACTGCTATTCATAATACCAAGCATAAAAAAGAAATGCGCCGCCAAATGCAGACAGGTGAACGCCCAGCTGAGTGCGAGTATTGTTGGAAAATGGAAGATATGAAAAAGGATGCTGTCAGTGACAGAACCTTTAAAAGCATTATCTATTCTGATGAAGAGTTACAACGTGCATATGATATGGATCATCATGAGAATGTTAATCTAAAAACATTTGAGATTGCTTTTGATAGAACGTGTAACTTAGCATGTAGTTATTGCAATGCAAGTTTCTCAACTACGTGGGCTAAAGATATTAAAAAGAATGGCGAGTACACAAACTTAGTAAGTGATGGCGCTGGTGCATTTAGACAAGACGGCAGTTGGACACAACCTTACAAAGATGATGACGATAATCCTTACATTCAAGCGTTTTGGAAATGGTGGGATAATGGTTTAGCAGACAGTTTAGAGGAACTGCGTATCACTGGCGGCGAACCTTTAATGAGCGGAAACACTTGGAAGTTGTTTGATTGGTTTAATAAGCAAGATTCAGATATGCGTTTTGCAATTAATAGCAATCTAATTGCTAAAGATGCTATTATAGACAAGCTAATTGAGAAAACACAAGGTATGAATCACTTTGAGTTGTATACTAGTTGTGAAGCAGTAGGTGCTCAAGCAGATTATATTCGTGACGGACTAGATTATGACGAATGGACTAAAAATATTAAACGTATACTAACAGAAGCAAATACTAAAGGCGTACACATTATGATGACTATTAACAGTCTTTGCTTGTTTAGTATTACAGAATTCTTAGATGATGTTTACAAACTAAAAGAGCTCACACAAAGTAGAACGCCAACTGTAAGTTTAAACTTATTACGCTTTCCGAGTTTTCAATCACCGCTGGCATTGCCTAATCATATTAAGGATCATTGCCATAATAAATTGTCAACATGGTATGAAGCTAACAAAGACAAGCCGGGCTGGAGTGAGTTTGAAAAAGCAAGTATTGAACGTTTAATAGATTACTTGGTAACTGTAGATGCTCCGCATAGACGTACAAGTAACCCTACTACACTATGGCGTGATTTTAAAACATTCTATGCACAGTATGATGTACGTAGAAACAAAAGCCTAAGTGTATTTCCTAAAATACTAACAGACTGGGTCGATAGTATTCCAGATACTGATGCAAGCATTATGGAACTTGCAGAAAAAGAAGGTTGGATATTAAAACCTGATAATAAAAACATAGAAATACCTTTGGCAACGTATGACTGATAAAATTGGACCTTACTTTTGCACAGCACCCTGGACACATACTTACGTTAGCCCGCAAGGCGAGCGTAGGTTGTGTTGTGCTAGTAGAGAAGATGCAAGTTTTCAAAAGCAGTATATAGATGCAGGTGATAAAGACAACACTGAATTTGATCCAATAACACTCGAAGAACATTGGAACAGCGATTATATGAAAGATATTCGTAAGCGTATGTTAGCCGGAGAAAAACTAAGCCAGTGCGATGTGTGTAATAATCAAGTATTAAATTTACATACATACAAAAACTATTTTACTAATACACTATTTCCGCACAAAGTCGAAGACATAATAGCTAGTACAAAAGAAGACGGCTACACAACTATGCAACCAATTAGTTTTGATTATCGTATAAGCAATCTTTGTAATTTTAAATGTCGCATGTGCGGTGAACAACTTAGTTCAAGTTGGGAAACTGAAAAGATTAAACATAATGTAGTTAACTACAAACGTGAAAAATGGATGCAACCAGACACACGAAAGAAGATTGCTACATTTCAAAAAGAAGTTCTCGAAACAGAACTACAAACAGCAGTTGACAAAGGCATTGTAGAGGAGTTATACTGGGTAGGCGGCGAGCCACTTATGTATGATATACATTGGCGTATTATGCAACAGCTAGTAGACGAAGAAAAAAGCCAAGACGTAGTTGTACGTTATAATACAAACTTGAGCAGAACACACTACAAGAATTATAAACTGTACGACATGCTAGATAACTTCAAACGTGTTAACCTTTGTGCTAGTATAGACGGGGTAGGCGAAGTCGGCGAATACATTAGAACAGGACTCAAATGGGACGAGTGGCTACAAAACTTCAAAGATGGCATGTTTCTTATCAATAAGTATGGAGACGATGCATTAGTATTTGATGTTACACTAACAACTCCGGGATTGTTTGATTTGAAACGTATGTTTGATGTAGTTACAGAATTAGATGTTAAGAGTTACTTTAAAATTACATTTGCATTTGACCCTAGTGTTCTAATGAGTCCTATGTGTTTGCCAAGAGAAGTATTAGATGAGCAAATACACAAACTACTAGACTACATTAAGCCTAGAGTTACACACAAAACTCGTGTGTACCAAGAAACATTAGAAAACATGCTTGAACGCAAAACGTTTGAAGAAGAATACACTGACTATAAAGATGGTTGGAGACGAGGTAAAAAGAATATAATGTTTATAGAAAGCATCAGAACGCAAGACGTTACATTTAGAGACACTCTTAGTGACGCAGGTAAAGAATGGTGGGATAGCATTGAGTAATACATTTTGCCCTTTACCGTGGACACACTTAGCAACACATCCGCACGGTAGTGTTACACTTTGCTGTGAAAGCGATATGACGAATCGTGCAAGCGAATCTCAAAATTTACCACGTGAATTTATCACACTGCACAACTCAGAGTATGATTTTAAAAAAATAATGAACTCAGACTTGTTTAAACAAGTGCGCAAAGACATGCTAGAAGGTAAACAGCCAGCACCTTGTACAAAGTGTTACAAACTAGAAACACTAGGCAATCAAAGCAAACGTACCCGAGACACAGAGTTGCTGGACTTTAGCATAGAAGATGCACAGCGTATTACACAAACAGACGGCACACTAGATGAAGTTAACTTTGAGTTTATTGAACTGCGACTAGGCAATATTTGCAACCTAGCATGTCGCAGTTGCAATCCACAGAGCAGTTCAAAATGGAAGAGCGACTGGGAAAAACTAAATGAGCGTAAATTTGATATGCCACAAAGCATGTTTGATTGGCCCTTAGATGAACGCTTTTGGGTAAGTCTAGCAGAACATTGTAATAACACACGCAAAGTATACATTAACGGCGGCGAACCTCTGCTAGTAGACAAGCACATGCGCTTCTTAGAGTTTTTGATTACCAAAGATTTGGCTAAGAATATTACACTAGTATACAGTACCAACAGTACAATCATAAACGACAAGTACGTTAACTTGTGGAACAAGTTTAAGCAGGTTGAGTTTATGGTGAGTATTGATTGTTTAGAAGACCGCAATAATTATTTGCGTCATCCTGCTAAGTGGAATAATATAATAGAAGCATTTGATTGGTTACATAGCTTAGGACATAAAAGTTATGTGTTACAAACAGTAAGTGTAATGAACATATACTATATCAAAGAGTTTTGGGAGTTCTTTAGAAGCAAGGGTGTTAATGTATCACATAATATGGTACATCATCCTAACTATTACAGTGCAGCAAATGCGCCTCAACATGCCAAACAAGCAGTATTAGACAAGATTGTCGGCATGCCGTTCTATGGTAGTATAAATAATTTTTTAAGTCAAGAATCAAACACACTAGCATTTGAACAGTTCTTCAAAGAGAACGAAAGACTAGATGCTATACGTAAACAGAGTTACGCAGAGACGTTTAAAGAGTGGCACAACATAATAAAGGCAAACAATGACAGATAAATTATGCGCTGCACCGTGGGTGCATCTACACACATTTCCGAGTGGGCAAGTTTATCCTTGTTGCCTTACACCTATGGAATTTCCTGTAGGAAATCTAAATAACCAATCCTTAGAAGAAGTTTGGAATAACGAAAAAATACGTAATATTCGTAAACAAATGATTGCAGGTATAGAGCCAGAAAGCTGTAAACGATGCTTCGAACAAGAAAAACACGGCAAAGATAGCTTTAGAGAGCATATGAATCAAACGTTTCCAAATTATGAAAATCTAATACAAACCACCGCTGCTGACGGTTCGTTAGATAATATGGATCTTCGTTATTGGGATTTTAGATTTTCAAACATTTGTAATATGAAATGCAGAAGCTGCGGACCTCAACTTAGCACCGGTTGGTATGAAGATACTAAAAAGATATGGGGCAGTCTTCCTAACGATATACCTGATAAAATTAAGCAATTTGATTTATGGGACCAAATTCTTCCGTTTTTTGATACTGTAGAAGAGATTTATTTTGCAGGCGGCGAGCCTCTTATAATGGAAGAACATTATAGAATTTTAAAAAAGTTAGAAGAAATAGATAGGTATGACGTTCGTCTAAAGTATAATACAAATTTTAGTCAGATGAAATACAAAAAGCTAGACGCTTTAGAAACATGGGCTAAGTTTAAAGATGTCGAAGTAGGTGCTAGTTTTGATGGCTACGGCAAACAAGCAGAATATATCCGAAAAGGAACTGATTGGGATCAAATCTATCAAAATAGGTTAAAACAAAAAGAAATAGCGCCTAATGTTAACTTTTTTGTAAACTTTACATTAAGCGTAATGAATAGTTTGCATATTATTGATTTCCATCATTATGCAGTAGAGTCTAAATTAATAGATACCTACGATAATTTACATATTAACTTTGTACATTCGCCTGAACATATGAGCTTACAAGCATTGCCGCCAAAGCTAAAAGAAACAGTAAAAGCAGCCTATAAAAAGCATATAAGTTTTTTAAAAGAAAATTTGCAGAATCGCTCCGCTGCTCAGTTTGAAAGTTCTATTAGTTTTATGGAATCAGAAGACAAATATATCTTAAATTCTAAATTTAAAGATTATATGAAAACATTAGATGACATACGCAATGAGTCGTTTATAGACACGTTCCCGGAATTAAAAGAAATGCTTGAATGATAAATTTATATTACGATAATATAATTGACGGCGTTCCGGCACCTAACGGTACATTTAATTTTGAAATATCTAAAGACGCTCGGAGAATTCCATACGTTAAAGATTATAGAGCAGAGATGCCTATAGCAAAGTTTAATACGTTTTATTTTGTAATGAAAGCAAATAAAACAGTAGTAAACCTTGTGTCAGGCAAGCCTAAAAATATTAAAAATTTATATTATCCTATTGAATTAAATTATTCTTATTACGGCTGGAATAGAAACTTAACAGCACTAATATCCCCTAGAGCTAAAAGTTTAATAAAAAAGGGAAGGTTAAAATTATTAATTTTAGCTCCGAGGCTAGCCGGTAATTCTTTTATTATTGAACAGTTAAAGCAAAGAGTTGACGAAATAGTAGAATTACTTGGTATTAAAAAAAGCCAAATATACATTGTGCTAGGAGAATTAAATAATGTATATAGGACGTTGTTAGACACTAAAAACGTTTTTGGTATAGATTGGTGGCAAATATATATGCAATTAGTTTATAAAGTTCGAAGTGGATTGTCGTCATTATCGTGGATATGTGAAGATCCATTTTTAAAGATATCAAAAGATTTGACTATTGACCACGAAAATTGGAACCCTAAAAAAGTTTACAATACTTCGTTTACAAATTATTTTCAGACAGATGTAACTGTATTTCTTGAGTTGGCTCATAATAACTTACTTGATGACGGGTATGTTAAGTTAAATTCAAGTAACTATAATTTATCTAAAACAATATCGCCTATGCTAGTTAATCCTAGATCTTCGCAACTTGAAAAAGAATCTAAACAAGGATTATTAAAACATATAGACAATTATTCGCAAGAAGTTAACAATACGTTAATGAATTACAATATCGAAGAATACCAAGATACAGTATTATCTATATTGTGTGATGACATTGAGATTGATGTTAATACTCAGTATAAACAAGAGGTAGCATCATTTACGTTAGGACCTAACGTATGGAAACACATATATATCGGACACCCTGCGGCTATTATAGGATGTTCGTCGGTCCATAATTACCTTAATAATCAAGGATATTTTAGTTGCAATGCATTAATTAATCAACATTATGATACAATGTACGATCCTACAAACCGTGCAGAGCATATTAGAAAAAATATTGAATATCTAAAAAGTCTTAGTAGTGAAGATATAAGCGAATTAATAGCAGAAGCAATACCGTTTTTAAAAAAGAATCGTGAAATATTTTTAACAAGACGCATGCAGCCTAAATTTTTATCACTTTTTGTTGACATGAATAACAATTGAGTTTATAATATACATAATGTATGATATCATTTTTATTAATAATAATTCTAAATATGCACAGGTCTCTTGGAATAAGTTAAAACAACAGTATCCAAGAGCAAAGTCTGCTGATAGTTTTGAGCAAGCTCAAAAAATAGTGTTTACAAAAATGTTTTGGGTTGTTTGGCCCGATATCGATATTGCAGATGATTTTAAATTTGATTATCGTGCAGACGAATATAGTCAAGAATATGTTCATACATTTTTAAATAGAGATACTTATGACGGTGTAATACTTGTACCCAAACGTGCTGAAATATCAGAACGTGAATTGCGCCATAGATTCTTTATAAACAAAAAAGAAGTAGATATTGTAGCAAGTACACCTAAGCCGTTTGACTTGTATTACATTGACACTTGGGAAGACTACGAATATGCACTTGAAAATAGTTCAACAGAAATGTTTTGGGCAGTATCGCATAACTTAAAATATAGTCTATCATACATAAACAACTTTTATTTTAGTCACCATAACAGTTACGACAGGAAAGAAAATCATGCATTTGTACATGAGGTTGATGGAAGGAAATTATACAATGGCGTATTCTTATGTTCGCAAAACAAACCTCTCAACAAAAAACAAATAGACTACAGATTCTTAGTAAACGCTAAACAGTGGGACGATGTAGTAAGTGGTCCTAGGCAGTATGAGATATATGCAGTAACTAACTATAATGATTATCTAGATATAATAGATCATTGTCCTACAGAGATGTTTTGGATGATACCTTCTCATGTTCAAGTACGTGATGATTTTAACTTTGAAATGTACTTTAGTCATGAAAGTGAATACGATAGAAAAATAAATCATGTATTTAAGAACGGCGAATACTACGATGGTATTATTCTATGTAGTAAACATGCACCTATTAGCGAGCGAGAATTTAAGTATAAATTTATTACTAATAAAAAAGAACATGACGTAATTGCAAGCGATGCATTAGAATATGATAAAATTGTAGTCAACACATATGAAGAATTTTGTGAATTAGGACAAAAAGTTAGCACAGACTTCTTTTATGTAATACCTAATGACGTAGACGTAGACTGGGACTTTAACTATCATATACCTTACTACGAACGTGAAAACATACACGTATTTAAAAACGGCAAGTACCACGACGGTGTGTTTCTAATACACAAAGATAAGTCACTTGCACAACGTGAGTTTGATTATAGGTTCTTTGTAAATAAAAAAGAAATTGATATAACTGTTAGTACGCCTAAACCATATGACATTGTGTTTATTAGTTATAATGAACCTAACGCAGATGATAACTATCGTTTGCTTACAGACCGTTTTCCTAGAGCAAAACGAGTACACGGTGTAAAAGGCATTCATCAAGCACACATTGAAGCAGCAAAGCTATGTACAACAAATATGTTTTTTGTTGTAGACGGGGATGCACAAGTATTAGAAGATTTTGTGTTTGAACATCAAGTTCCTAAATGGCAAAGAGATCAAGTGTTTGTTTGGCGCAGTCGTAATCCTATTAATGATTTAGAATATGGTTACGGAGGAATTAAACTGTTTCCGGTAAGAGAAACACTTAACATGGACGTTACTAAAACTGACATGACTACAAGCATTAGTCCTAAATTTAATGCTATGGAAAGTGTAAGTAACATCACAACATTTAACACAGACGCCTTTTCAACATGGAAAAGTGCTTTTAGAGAATGCTGTAAATTAGCAAGTAAAACAATCCGTGGACAAGTAGATAATGAAACAGAAGAAAGACTTAAACAATGGTGCGAAGTAGGGCACGATGCACTATACGGAAAATATGCTATACATGGTGCATGTAGCGGCCGTAATTGGGGTAATGACAATAAGCATTATCCGGATAAACTAAATTTAATTAACGACTTTGATTGGTTATATGAAGAATTTTCAAAACATACCTTTTGACAACATAACAAAGTTTGGACAAAAAACCTTGTTAGACACTAACTTGTTTACAGTGTCTTGGATCCTTGCGAGATTTTGTAATTACAATTGTAGCTACTGCTGGCCTTATGCAAGAAGTAGTACACCCGACCATCAAACATTAGAAACATACAAAACTGCATTAACTGAAATAAAGCGACAGGCAAGAGATAACGGATTTACAGACTTCCATTTTAGTTTTAGTGGAGGCGAGCCTACGGCATATAAATACTTTGGGGAGCTCATAGAGCATTATTGCAGTGATGCAACACCCGAATACCAAAGTATCCACATGACAACAAATCTTAGCCCGGGAAGCAAATGGTGGAACAAGTGGTTAGAAACTACAAGCACTCTGCAACGTAGAAGTATAACAGCGAGCTATCACGCAGAGTTTGCTAATGAACAAGAATTTGGAGACAAATGTCTTCAACTTATGAAAGAAGGTGTTTATGTTACAATCAATCAAGTTATGGTTCCGGAAATGTTCGAAGAGCTTTACGGACGCTTGGAGCGATTTGCCGCCAGAGGTATTAATGTCACTCTCAAACCCCAGTCCGATCCTACCGCCAGTAGTGTGGTACATGGTTACACAACCAATGAAATCGAAACCATGCAAAAAGGGTTCCCACAAAAAATCCCAGATGAATTTAAAAGAATAATTCCTTTACTGCAAGTTGAATTAGAAGACAGCACTGGAAAAACGTACTACATAGATCAAGCAGAACGCTTTAATGCATTTGGATTTAATAAGTTTAAAGGATGGGAATGTAATGCAGGCTATCAAGGATGCGTTATACGTAGTAATGAAGTTAAACGCAGCTACAGTTGCCACGATGAACCCTTAGGCACGTTAGACGGCGGATTTGAGCTGTTTAAAGCACCACGTAAGTGCGTTACTCCTAGCTGTGTAAGCAGTGCAGATAGTAAACTACCAAAGAGAAAAATATGAAAATAGATATACAAGATGTATTATTCTGGATGGATGCAATTCGCAACAGCGATGACAAATACCGTACACTTGAAAGCTTCTGGAAAGGACAAGTCAACAGCAAGATATGGCTTGCTGACGCACTGCGTGTAAACTACGTTGACGATGATGCTCGTATTGTAATATACGGCGGCTGGAATGGTGTGCTTTCTAGTATCTTATTTAATAGCAGTTTAAGCATTGAGCATATTACAAGTGTTGACATTGATGAAGATTGCCAAGAAACTGCATACACAGTTAATAAAAACTATGAAATAGCAGGAAGATTTGATGCAGTAACCGCAGACATGTGTACTTACACAGAACCTGCTGACATTGTTATTAACACAAGCTGCGAACACATTACGCAAGAACAATACGAACAGTGGTTAGACATTCAACCAGACGATGCGCTATTTGTAATACAAAGCAATAACTACTTTGAGTTAGACGAGCACATTCGTTGTGCAACTGATCAAGATGACTTTATGCGCATGAGTAAAATCAAACCATACTGGAGAGGCGAATTTAAAACCCCTAAGTATACTCGTTATATGATTATAGGTAAAAAGAAGAATGTATAATAGAATAGTAGCATATGGGTGTAGTATTACTTCAGGATTTGAACTTGCAGATTACGAACTAATGCCATCTTTAAATTTTGTTGAAATAAATAAAATAAAAGCAAAGGGAGTCGAATTCTGGAGAGACAAAATTGAAAGCAAATACTCTCTTGAATATATTGACAGTAGAGAACATAATCACGCCTGGCCGCAGCATTTAGCAAACAAACTTAATGTTGACGTAGTTAATAGAGCTTATCCAGGAAGTAATAGTGAGTCGTCTATATATTTTTTAGAGGAAGATATTAGTAGAGGTTTTATAAAACCTACTGATCTTATAATTGTTGCTCATACAGAAAGTTCGAGATGGTTCTATCTTGACAAAGAATGCAAAAAACATCATTGTTGTCCAGGCGGCCTACCAAAAGAGTGGAATTCACAGCTATCGCACAGATTAAGATGGCCGTCGAAATCGTTTCATAAAGATTATGTTTTACATGTATCTAACGATTTTAACGATATGTTTCGATGGTTTAAAGATATAAAGTATCTAGAAATGCTATCAAAAAAACATAATATTTTACAAGTTTTTGCATTCACCCCGTTTTTAACTCAGTTACACAATAACATTAACAAGTTTAAAGAATACAATTTATTAAATGCATATAACTCAGTTAAAGAATTTAATTCTATATTAGATAACTACTTTTCTTTTAATGATTTAGTTAATTGGGATGATTCTAGTCAATTGCATACATACACGCATCCTAAAGAAGAATATCATATAGAGTACGCAAATTATATATACAAAAAAATAAAAGACAGGCAGTAGATGTTTAACTTTGAAAATTTAGAAAAGGCACAAGTCGAAATAACCAATCGTTGCCAAGCTAGCTGTCCAATGTGCTTAAGGAATATTCACGGCGGTATAGAAAATCCTAATCTAACTAGTCATGATTGGACATTAGAAGATTTTAAAGAAATATTTACACCAAAAATTTTACAACAATTAAAGCGTATAGACTTTTGCGGAGATTTTGGAGAACCTACAGTTAATAATGATTTAATTAGCATGTGTGCTTATATTAAACAGCAAAATCCTGAACTAGAAACTGCTATTTTTACTAACGGTAGCACAAGAACACTAGGCTGGTGGAAACGCCTAGCACAGGCGCTTACAGTGCGTCACAAGGTAGAATTTGCACTAGATGGACTTAGTGATACGCATAGTTTATATAGAGTCGGAACAGACTATGATAAGATTACTAAAAATGCACAAGCATTTGCAAAAGCCGGTGGATATGCAGTATGGATGTTTATAAGATTTAAACATAACCAAGAACAAGTAAAAGACGCAGAAATTATATCTAGAAAGTTTGGGTTTTCAGAGTTTCATGTTAAAAACAGCAAACGATTTGGAGATACCTTTCCAGTATTAGATAAACAAGGCAATGTAACACATTATTTAGATCAGCCAGATGTTACACCTATCAAGTTCTTTGATAAAAATGATTTGTTATCTTACAAATCTTGGCCTGAAGCAGAAAAAGTTAATTGTATGGTGTTACACGATAAAGAAATTTATATAGATGCTAACTTTACAGTATTACCGTGCTGTCTGCTTGGTAGTTTTTTATATGCAAACTATGATGAAGTTTTATATAAAAAGTATGATGTATATAAGCATTCATCTATTGTAGATGTAGGAAAAATTGCACAAAAGGAAACTTATAGAATTGTAGAAGAACTTGGCGGATTACAAGCATTAGATGCAAAAAAAGGTTTAGAAAATATTGTTAATGATCCTAAATGGCAAACTATTTGGCAAAGAGAATGGAGTAACAAAACATCTCCTGCATGTATTGTATTATGCGGAAAAAATACTCCATTAACACGGGTCGAAGATCAGGTAGAGCGATAAGTAGATATAATGATAAACTTTAATCAACTTAAACAAATCCATTTAGAAATTACAAATAACTGTCAAGCAAGTTGTCCTATGTGTACTAGAAATATTCACGGAGGACTTAAAAATCCTAATATTAATAAACGTGGATGGACACTTGATGACTATAAAAAAATTATATCTCCAGAAGTTATAGAGCAAATTGAAAATGTTTACTTTTGTGGAAACTATGGCGATCCATTATTGAACGACCAATTGCTCGAAATGGTCGAGTATACTACTTCTATTAAAAAAGATATCAAAATTACTATACATACTAATGGTAGTTTAAGAAGCAAAGAATGGTGGACAAACTTAGCAAAAGTTATGCCTAATAGTCATAGAGTAGTTTTTGCTATAGATGGATTAGAAGATACACAAACAATTTATAGAATTGGTACTAGTTACGAAAAAATAATCGAAAATGCAAAAGCATTTATAGATGCCGGCGGCATTGCAGAATGGGCTTATATAAGATTTAAACATAACGAACATCAAGTAGAAGAAGCAAGACATCGAGCAATTGATATAGGGTTTGAATACTTTACAATGAAAGATAGTTCGCGGTGGTTAATGGAACCTAAATTTAAAGTCTTGGATAAACAAGGTAATATTGATTATTATTTAGAACCAAGTCAACATTCAACTATTAAAATTGTTGATACCGATATTATTGGAAATTATAAAAGTATTTTAGAAAAAACAGAAATTAATTGTTATGCAAAACATGTAAAAGAAGTTTACATAGATTCTTATGGGCATGTATTTCCGTGTTGTTGGCTTGCAATGATTCCGTATCATCCTAAAGATTTGGAACACGAATTACATGAAATTCGAGAAGCAATTTATGCAGAATATTTTGACTTAGTTAAATCACTAGGTGGTATAGACGCATTAGACGTAAAGAAAAAACCGTTGAAGGATATTATTAATTCAGACGAATATCAAAATGTTTGGAATAGTTATTGGACGGATAAAAAATTAATTACTTGCGGCAGAGCTTGCGGAATACAACCTGAATTGTTTTCTACGCCGCAGGACCAATTTACAAGTAGGGAAGAGCTATGAAAGATTTATATTGGCTACAAGACGAAAATAGTCGAATGGGAAAAGGACAGCGAGATGTTTTTGAAAAAACAGGATCTTATACATTTTGCGCACTTCCTTGGATACATATAGCAACAAGACCTAACGGTGATGCTAGACTTTGCTGTGTAACAAATGCATCAGGTGCTCATACAGGAGATCACGAAGTTGGTCTTGTTAAAATGGAAAATGGTGAGCCTGCAAACTTTGGTAAAGATTCATTAAAAGAAGCATTTAATAATGACTACATGTGTAGTGTAAGAAAAACAATGATAGAAGGTAAAATACCTGCTAGTTGTACAAAGTGCTTTGAAGAAGAATCAAACGGAGTTGTAAGTAAACGTCTCTGGGAATTACATGAATGGAACAACGATGGGTTGGATTTTGCACAGCTAATAAAAGATACAAGCGAAGATGGAAAGATTCCGCACGAAATACAATATTTTGATTTAAGATTAGGTCATACTTGTAACTTGAAGTGTGTAATGTGTAGTCCGCACGATAGCAGTCGATGGATGGAAGACTACGAAAAGATTATAGCAACCTCAAACAGTCAAACAGTTATACGACAAATAAGTTGGGATAAAACAAAGTTTAATAATAAATGGTACGAAAAGCCAGAACTTTGGGAAGAAATTTTTGAACAAATACCACATATTAAACAGTTGTATTTTGCTGGCGGTGAGCCTTTAATGATTAAAGAACATAGAAAATTTTTATTAGAAATAATTAAAAGAGGATATGCTAAAAATATATGTTTACGATATAACTCTAATGGTGTCTTTGTAAATCAAGATATGATCGATATTTGGACAGAATTTAAACAAGTTAGATTTGCATTTAGTTTAGATGCAGTCGACGAACGTAACTATTATATTAGATACCCTACTAAGTGGAAAGATGTAGAGCGTAGTTTAGAGTTAATGGATAATACTCCGGATCATATACATTGTCATATTGCCTGTGCAGTACAGGCATTAAATGTAAAACATATTGTTCACTTTGCAAAATGGAAACTTACTAAAGGCTATAAGAAAATTAATAAGTTTAAAACAGATATCTATGAAGCAGGTGGCGGAATAATTAATCTACATTTACTGTACATTCCTACATTTTTAAGTGCAAGGATATTACCTGAAAAAGACAAACAAGAAATACGTGAACAGTTTGCAGAGTTTAAACAGTGGCTTTGGGACAATTATACACAAGATGATAACTTTTGGCACGAAAATCCTTATGGTTGGAAACGTTGGGAAGGTATATTAAGATTTATCGACGCAGAAGATCATTCACACTTATTACCTGACTTTAAAGATTATGTTAATAACCTTGATAAAATTAGAGGCTTAAATGCAAAAGAAGTATTTCCAGAATTGAAACATTTGCTATGACAACCCCTATTAAGATAAAATCTACTAGAGAAGACTCTTATCTAGATATTAGATGGATGCCTAATAACGTTTGTAATTTTAAATGCAGATACTGTTTTCCAGGTAGTAATGACGGGGACTATCCTAGCCCTAAAGATATAAATCTTATTATAAAAAACTTCAAACATTTGTTAACTGTTTATAAAGAGCAGTTAGGAAAAACAAAAACACATATTGAAATTATGGGGGGAGAGCCTACACTTTGGAGAGATCTTGATATATTCGTACAAGAAATTAAAAAAGATCACAATGTTTATATTAGTCTTATAACTAATGGGTCACGAACATTGCGGTGGTGGAAAGAAAAAGGACACCTCGTAGACAATATTCATTTGACACATCATGTTGCTCAGGCAAACTTAGATCACACAATTGGTGTAGCAGATGCTATGTATGATTTAGGAAAGAAAATTACTGTAAAAGTTTTGATGGATCCTACTTGTTGGGACGATTGTGTAGATGCTGTAGAATATTTAAAAAGGAACAGCAAACACAAATGGTTTGTTACAGTAGCAGAAGTAATAGAAACGGAATCAACTACGTTAAACGACATTAGAATAATAACCACTGATGATTTAAAGTATACTCCGGAACAGAAAAAGTATATGAAATGGGGTATAAAACAATTACCTAATTTTAAATGGTTTTGGAATAACAGAAATCTTATAGCAAACGGTGAAATTAGATATACTGAAAGTGTTGCTACACTAGAAAACAATAAAAAGGTAAGAGCAGAGTCCGGAACTTACATTAATAAAAATTGGAACAATTTTAAAGGATGGAGTTGCAACATTGGCGTAGATAGTATCTTTATTAATTGGGACGGAACACTTAAAGGATCTTGTGGAGAGTTTCTTTACGGTTTGAATTATTACTACAACATACTTGACAACGACTTCGAACAAAAATTTGATACGGAAATAAAGCCAACTATATGTTCAAAGTTTAATTGTATTTGTGCTCCTGAAACACATCTAACTAAGAAGAAACTTTAGTTAACGGAATATCAGCAGCACAAGTACACCACTTACGTGTACAAGTAATTGGTTCTAAAGGTTGTTTAAACGTACCATTATAAATATTTCCTAGACTACCGCCTACTCTACAAGTAGCACGATGAACCTCGCCGTCCCAATTGATCATCAGACTTTCTAAACCTGCATTACAAGTCCAGCCCTCGAATTGATTTAGTTTATGTTTAATAATATCATTAGCATGTATCATATCTTTTCCGTCTATGACGCAGTTTGCCTTCACAGTTGCAGTTTTACTAAGTATCCATTCTAAGTCTTGTCCGTTATACCTCATATCGTCAAACCATTCTCGATCGTCAGCATCAGTCCATCGTATTCGTCTACACACATACGGAATACGATGACTTTCAAGCAATGATGCTACATCGCGTACTTGATTCATATATTCATGATGACACATTAAGTTAACTTGAAATAGCGTATCCTTGCCCTCCATGTCTAGTAACTGACTATATCTAATAATATTTTCGCCTGCTCTTCGGCTATGTTCGTTGTCAAAGTGCAAACTAAATACCCATTGATCTACAGGTTGTTTAATATACCACTCTGGCGAACGCAATCCGTTTGTAGTAACACTTAGCCGCTGTAGTCGTTGACTTCCACATTCTAAGATATCATTAATTTTAGGATGTACAGTAGGTTCGCCTCCTGTTAAACTTAGTCGTATTGGTTTATTAATCTTTTCCAATTCATAGATTGTGTTAACCATAACATTTAGATCAGTGTGAGGGCTAAAGTTATCGTGTATTTCAGCAGGACAGTAAGCGCAATCTAAGTTACAGCGTTTGCCAATATTCCATTCGACATGAATACTGGTATGGTGTCCCCAACGATTTTCTATGCTATGCATATGGTTTAAACTCTGGTGTAGCATCAAGAAAAGACTGATTACGGCTTGCATCTAATCTTTTATTGTATTCGATAGTGTCTTGCCATAAATTGCTTTGATCGTTTGCTTTTATAAAATTAATTATTCCGTCTATTTGACCTAGCGTAATATTTAATAGTATTGGATTTTCTTTTACATAATAAAAGTTAGGAACATCTAATTTTATAGTTTCTAATCGTCTAATTGCTTCTAGCTTTAATTCTTCGGGCAATACTTGTGGACATAATACTCTAGGATAATTTACCATGTTTGTGTAAAATACAATTCCTATATTGTTAAGAAAGTGTTCTATCATTTTATCTAGTATTAATACATTACTAACTTGTACAGCAACAGCACCTACTATTCTTGTAATATTAGGAAAAGTTTTAAAAACTTTTATGTTCTCCATAATGTCTTCGAACTTGCCATTGCCTCGTACATATTCGTAACTATCGCCTATACCATCTATACTTACATTAAGTGCGATTGTTTTAAACTTGGGCCAATAGTCGTGTATAGTACGTCCACCTTTAATACCGGTAGTTGTTCCGTTAGTAGCATACTTTAGTTCAATGTTTTCTCCGTATGGAGCCAACATATCGAGTATACGATAATGTTGCGGATCCATTAATGGTTCTCCCCCAGCAAACTCTACACGTCTAAAGTAAGGCAATAACTTTTCAAAACTATTCCACCAATTTGGATTGTCATCAAATTTGTCCAAATAAGGTTTTTTCATTAAGTTGAGCTTACGTATTTCCTCAACCATAAAGTTACCTTCTTTCACATAAAATTCTTCTACTTCTTTATAGTCATTCCAACTAGTACTATCCATTGGATGACACATACGACATTTTAAATTGCACAAGTTATTGAGCTTAATTTCCATAGTAGGAATTTCGAAAGGCATGCTATAATCTTCGTCTAATGCGTCTAATGCATCAGGGTATAAGTTGACCCTAGCTTCCGGTATTACTCCTGCTATATGACGCTGTCGTAAGCTCTCTACCCCCTGATCTTCAAGGTTAAAGCATGGCGCACATTCGCTAGGACGATCATTATTTAAAACTTGTTTTCGAATACGTTTCATAGTATCGTTATTCCAAATTTCTTCAAGAGTTTGTTCTTGTATATTACCTACAGGATGACTACGACAGCAAGCCATGACAGCACCGTCACTGCGTGTTGCAAGTCCTGTAAAAGGATGCATACAGAATGTACATGATTTATTTTGCATTATCTACTGCCCAATCTCTTTCTTTGCACCAAAAGCACTCATTACAGACAGGAACTAATTCGCCTTTTTTATAGTTTCTATAATCTAACCAATCAAACGTTCCTTCACAACTTCTAGTAATATTAAATAAATCTACAATGTCTTCTTGTTTATATTTTTCAATTAACTTATCTTTGCTAGTAAAACGAAATGGATGAATAGCATATCTTTCCATATGTTCCATTATAAGTAAATGTTTATTTTCTTCTGTAGGTTCAATATCTCGTTCTATCATTCCGCCTAAGTTTTCATTTGGATTTTTAGTAACACCATTATAGTAAGCATCAACATTATTTTTAAAGCATACGTATTCTGCATACGATCTTATTTGTATATTATCACCACTTACTATTTTACCGTATTCGTCTTTGATACTAGGTCCTATTTCTCCGTATTCAATATCAGGAGCAATAAAGTTTTTATGTAGTTTAAAGTTTATTGCTGGAAATCTTTTTCTAATCCATGTTATAACATATTCTGCATCGTGTTCTTGCCAAGGTTTAGTTTTCCAACATCTTACATTATTGATAATATGAACTGTCTGACTAGTAACTTCTTTGCATAGTAGATATAATAGTAATGCACTGTCTGCACCGCCGCTAACACTTACAGCAATATTATTCCATTTCTTGTCAAAAAATAAATTCATTTTTCTAAGTACCTTAGTAATGGGCTTACTCCTACTGGAGACCCACTACGATCTTTAGCAATATGTATACTGTTAGTTTCTTTTAAATTAAAATCTTTACAGATTTTTGAATAGTTTTCTAAATGAGTGCTCCAAAGATGTCCAGGCCTTGTATTTTTTAAAAAATGTAAACCTACCATTGCAAGCACTCTATTATTCATACGAAAGTCATTCATGATGCTAATTGAATCAGTAGTGTCTTTTGACCAACGCACACCAATTCTGTTCCAACCTAGTCCTAATCCTTTGCTTAAACTAATAGCAACGCTTTTTATAGCAGGATGATTAAAATTAAAATTAATATTTCTTGAACAAGTAATCCACGCTCCGTCTATGTGTACAGGTATACTCATATTATAGCATAAGTCTAATAATTTGTCAACGTCTTGTATAATGTCTCCTGTGCTAGGAAACGGCAATGCAAGTATAAGAGGAATGTTATCTTTTAATGTGTCTATAGTAACAGGCGTATTTCCTAATCGTTGATGGTATTTATAATCGCCTTTTAGTGTTTGTACATCTCCGACCATATATTGATTGTCTATAAATTGTGTACAACCAATACAGATATCTTTTCGACTGAATGTTTCAAATCCTGTCAAATTGTTTTGTGGCATTAGTTGAATCCAAGCCTCGCACTCTTTAATAAAATCTTTGTACACTTGATCACTAGTGTCTTTACTAAAGTCATTTTGCATAACTTCTTGTATTAGACGTTCTATAGTTTTATCGGTTAATGGCTGCGGCCTATCAGTGTCTAGCCAGTCTTCTGTGTATGTTGTTGCTGTAAGTATATTCACATCGTATTTACCTGAGTTAACTGCGCAGATAAATATTTCTATGTTAACAATGACACAATATAATGTTCCTCCTCTCTTCCTTAAAGACGGGTTAGATTCGATACCTTCTGAATCTTTTAGGACTGCAATTAACAAACCTACAGGAAATTTTTTCTATGACCCATGGGTTATAGCTGATGAATTTAAAGATACAGTTTGGGAAAGAATTTATAATACTTTGCTGGTAGAAGATAAGGGAGAAGCTAGATTAATTAAATTAGAACCTGGCGAGTGTTATCAATCACATGCAGATATTGATGACAGGTATCATCTTAATCTAAGTGGCAATAACTGTTTTCTTATTAATTTAGAAACTGAAAAACTAACGCCTTTAAATTTTGATGGTATTTGGTGGGAAATGGATGCAGGAAGTATACACACTGCGGCAAATTTTGGCAATCGGACTAGATATCAGTTAGTAATAAGAAAACTACTTGACAAAGTAATACTTGACAAGCCTGTTGAAGTAAGTATTACTATTCCTAAAACAGTAGATCAAGAAGACTGTAGATATATTTTTGACCAAAGAGTAAGTCCTTGGCTTAACAAAGCAAATAAACTAGGACTTATACAAGACTTCAAATATGCACCAAGAAACGTTAATTTCAAAACTACAAAAGAGAACATAGAAGATATTCAAGATATACTACCAAGCGAGTTTACTTTAAATGTATGATACTAAAGACTGGAAACACTTTTTAAAAATTGATCCTGAATCATTTGACAGGACAATGAATAATAATTTATATACTCCATTTGTGAGTCCGGATGGAAAAATTTTATGTATGCACTGGGATAAAGCCAGTGAATATCAAAAACGAGACGGACAAGGAAGGGTACTTACAAATGATCTAATGGATTTCTTTTTTGAAAGAGAATTAAAATACCTAAAATTATTTAAAAACTATGCCTGGTGTCCAGAAGTATTGTCTATAGATTATACCAATAAAAAAATTTTTATAGAATGGCATAACGAAACTTGCAATGACATTATATACGGTGAAGGTGATATAGACAAACAATTTCCTGATTGGCAAGAACAACTCTTTACTATAATTAATGATATTACAAAAAGTGGACATTATAAAACTAGTTTGTATCCTCATTGTTTTTTCTTTAATAGTAAAGGACAATTAAAAACATTTGATATGTATGCATGTACACATAAAGATGATCCTTATATTTCCTTTGAGCAAATAAAAGGTATGATGGGTAAAGAATCTATGGAAAGTGGTAGATTCAAAGAAGCGTCAGAAGGCGATTCTTTAAACTTAGGAAAATTTTTTAAACGAGCATTAGCCGAACATGTAATATGGCCCCATAATGCATTACAAAGAATATATGAGCGTGTATTTTTTGATTGGAACAATGTTATTGATGACTTAGAAAAACAAGACGGTGTAAGTATTACTGCTGATCCAAGTAAATGGAATCTAGATACACCGGGATATACAGACATTTATAAGTTATGGCAAGAAGCAAACTTTAATCCTAGTGCAATTAAATGGATTAACTATTACCCTAAGACCCACTATTCTAAAAAAATTATAGATGAACTATCTGAAGGGTTGCATATTAAAGTATTGCGATCTTGGATTAGTAAAATAGAGCCAGGATACTTTGCACCTTGGCACTGGGATGTTGACGATAACGAAGAAGAGTATTTACAAGGTGGCGATATTGTTAGATATAGTTGTTTCATTGAACCGCCTGCAATGGGTCATGTGTTTATAATTAACGATGATTATTACTTTAATATGCTACAAGGCAAAATAGTAAAATGGAATAATTATAAAGATTGGCATTGTGGAATTAATGGCGGATTAAAATCTAAATATATGTTACATATATTAGGAAATCCTTTATAAGGATTTTGACAAATCTTTGTAAGTTGTTATCTGAAAAGTGTATCTAGGTTTAAAACCAATATTAACTGCACCGTGTATACACATCGGGTCACTCCATCTGTATAAATCACCGGCTTTATAGTTACTAATCATCTTATCTTCGTATTGATAAATGTGTCCAGGTTGCCAGTCTTGTAAAAATAAAGTGTAACGCTGTGGATCTTCTGCATATACTAATTGTGGGTCAAAATGCATAGGTTGAAATTGTCCTGGTAGCAATTTTATAAACCACCAATAACTTTCTCTACCTTCTTCTTCGCCTAGCGGAGGAAGCTCAACATTTATACCTTTTATATCAGGACTACTATTAGCATATTGATGAAACACATCTCCTCTATCAGCATACCCGCTTCTTGTTTTTTCGCGAGCTTCGTCTAGCATAGGATGATCTTTCCACTTATCTGGCTGCCATACTGGAACAACATCACCTGTGCGATTTTCCATAGCATCCATTATTTCGTCTGTAACGAATTCTCTATAGTTATCTAAAAATATCATTTAATTATCCTTTGTGTAATATTTAGGGCAAGTCGAGTAGAAAATCCTATATTACTCGATCCATGTAGCAGATCCGGATCAGTAAACATAAACATATCTCCTGCTTTATAGTCGATGGCTAATTCATTATTACAGATTAACAGATGGCCCGGTTGATAATCCAGCATTGACATCCAATATCGTGCTACAGTTGTAGTTTCCTCTTCTTCTTGATCAACGTGTAACGGGCTATATTGACCGGGTTTTTGTTTTATGAACCACCAAAGAACAGCATTCTCGACTGGCATTTCTATATCAAATGGTAAATCGTTTTTTTCAAAAAAACAACTCCATTCCGTTGTAAGATCATAGCCTGCGTTTTTAAACTTGTTAAAAATATGGTTTTCAAAATCGTTCTCAGATTCTTTGTTACACGGACGAGGAACACCGTCGTTTTCTAACATATACCTTACCCATTCGGGATTAATCCAGTGAGAATAGTTTCCTATATATTTGAGTGATTTCATTTAGCACTCCATGTAGTAAAATTAAACACTAGTCTAGTATAATGTCCCATATTACCTCCAGCATGCCAAGCATCGCTTTTATGAAACTTAAACAAATCGCCTTTCTTATAATTGCTTACTTGTTCATTTTCATACCAGAATATATGCCCTTCTTTAAAGTCTTGCATAGGCATCCAATAACGATTAACATTTAATCCATCTTCTATTGGCAAGTCTTGATGCACCGGTTGTACTTTTCCAACATTATACTTAACAAACCACCATTCATTATCTGTATAGGTTTCTTCTATTTCTGGTAGTATAAGTTTAAACGGAAATTGTTCTTGTTTATATGAGTGACAAACTGTATCATTAAAGTCCCATTCTTCTCTACCGTGAAAATCATCATTACCTACAAAACAAGTTTGTTCTACTATATCTTTAGGTATTGCTTTAGGCAATCTTTCGCCGTCATTGTTTAAAATGTAATCAACCCATTCGTCTGAGATCCAGTCTGCATAATTTCCAATATAAATTAAACTCATTTAGGATACACCGTTAAGTTAAAGGTTAATCTAGTAGAATGTCCCATATTGCCTCCGCCGTGCCAGATATCTTCGCCGTCGTGTTTGAACATATCTCCTTTTTTGTAGTCTTTAAGTATTTTATTGTCATAAAGGAACAAATGTCCTCTTTTATAATCTTGTAAAGGTATCAAGTATCTTTCAACATTGTTTTTGTTTGACATTGCTACGCCGTCAACATACTCTTTTCCGTAATCTGCATAATCTTGATGTACTGGTTGTACCATACCTGGGCGTAGTTTCATAAAAAACCATTCGTGTTCATGAGGTATGTCAAATGGCATTTCAACTTTAAAAGGAAGTTCGTGTTGTTTATATGTAATACAACAGACCCAATCAGTTCCCCATTCTTCTTTTCCGTCTGCAATTCTAACTCCGCTATTAGGATCCTCGCCTCTTATAGCGGCGTCAACCATACCAGGCTCTTCCTCGGCTGTAGCATCTCTTGGAAAACAAGAACCGTCTACAGAAAGAAAGTGTTCTATCCATTCGTCTTTGATCCAGTCTGCATAATTGTTTACAACCTTTAATGCCATTAATAACTCTCCAAATGATTAATACCTAATTGTGTGCGAAATTCTTCTGTAAATTTGCCGTCAATGCGTAGTGCATAACTAGGTTCCATTGTCATTTCGCCACCGTGCCAGTCTTGATCATTCCACCAAGCGGCTCTTGTATTTAGATATGTTTTATTCTTCTTTTCCGGATCCCATACATAAAACGCTTTTTTAGTGTTAGGTCTAATATGTATAAATTCATTACGATGCGGATATCTTACATCGACACCGTTTTTAGCATCTAAGTCTCTATGTTCAAAAGGTATTCCTCCTGCTTCAATGCAGAAAAATATGACTCTACCAATATGCTTAAATATACCATTATCGACCATTTGGTTAACCCACTTAACTGCACCTGGAAAATACGCTGCTTCTGGTGTAGGTTTTCTTTCAGCAGTTCTGTCGTTCCAGTCACCTTCTTCCCAAAGAAAGTAATAAGTGTAAGGATCATATGCACCAACTGCCATTTTTAAATAACGTGTAAATAAATTTCTTGTATGATGATCTTTAATGTTATCATACATTTTCATACCTTCTATTTTAATAGGATCGTTGTCGTCTAATGCCATAAACTTGTCAATAGCATACGGAATAGGTAACCAGTTTAATTTATAGCTACAGTCGTCCCAAGTAAAACCGGGTCGCATCCATGTACCTTCTTTTGCTAAATCTTTTGCTTCTGCAAATCCTCTTAGTATTTCAGGTTGCAACTTATCAAACGTAGTCATATCTAAAAATGGTTCTAAGTCAAGATATGGCTTTTTGTCTATACCTTTAAATGACATTTTATCTCCTATATTTTTCTGGCACTGTGTCGTGCAAAGGCAATCCGTTATTTACTGATGCATCTCTTAGTATTGCCTGATGAACAAGTGGGCTAATTGGTTTTCCTGGTAAAAAATCTGCCCAAGTCTCTGTTTCCATTTCTTCTAAGTCTATAGTTTTTACATCAGGCCATTGTATTAGTTTTATAAAAACTCCGTTAATTAAAACAGGATAATGTGCCCTGATGCCTAATTGCGAGTTTGTTTCGTATGTCCAATTATTCTTAACACATAGTTCTTTTACATAACCTACTAGTTGACTTAGATAAATTTTTTCTTCTTTAGGATTTCTTCCAATGTCTGCACTTACACGTATTCTAAAATGATTGCATATGTCTTTATTAAAATCTAATATTTCTTTAATGCAATCTTCTGTTTGGAATAAACCTTCTAGAGTAAAACTTACATCTTTTATGTCTAGACCTAAGTCTTTACAGTTACGCATGCCTTCTTCTTGTTTATGTCTTACAGTGTGACCTTGGTAGTCAGGATGGTTTAACCCTACAGTCCAGCTTACATTATCAAATTCTGTAAACTGCTGTGCATATTCTTTTCTTGAAAGATTCACACCGTTTGTTAATATAAAAATATGTCGCGGCTTCATATCAATAGAATTAATTGCTTTTATTATATCATATAAATCTTTTCTTACTGTAGGCTCAGCGCCGGCAAAACAAATATTATATCCATCATCGTCCCAAGACTTTACTTTATCTACATAATATTGCACAGACTCGTCGATGCTTTTATTATCTGGTATTTGATAACAATGCGGGCATGCTAGATTGCACCTATTTGTAAGTTCTATAAAGTAAGTATCTAGTACACGTCTAGGATATTGATAATTTTTGTAAAATTCAGCATTAGGTTCTATCAGGTGCTCGATTTTATCGTGATCCGGACAATGCTTCTCTAGCCAAACTTGTCCGTCACGTTCTAATTTTATTGCCGGTATGTGTCTATAACAATGTTCGCATAGACTGATAGTGTCAGATATCTTGTTCATCAATAATATTTATGATAAATTATATTAACGGCGGACACTTATGAAGTATTACTATTATTACAACGATGTTCCGGGAGAAGGCTTGTCTAGAAATAATCTAATCTATACAAGTTTAATGTCGGAAGATAACACTACATTTGTACAATGGTATCATAATGATACCACGTATCATGCTGGACAAAATCAAGTAATTGATCCTGCACTGATGCAAGAAAAATTTGAAAGAGAAATTAAGTATCTAACATTAATGTACAAAAAGTTTCCTCAACATGTTCCGGAAATAAAAGATATTGACTACAACGAAAAGAAAATTTATTTACTTGTAGACGGAAAAGATTTTTGGAACAGAGCAAACTGTACAACAAAAAATTACGATAGCGTTTTACCTGACTGGCAAGAACAAATTAAAGAAATAGTATCGGCGCACAGAAGTTTAGGACTATGGAAATACAGTATGCATCCTAGTAGTTTCTTTGTAGTAGGCGAAAAATTAAAAAGTATTAATTACTTCTTTACATACGAAGCAAAAGAAAGTAATATAAGCATACGCGATGTAGAAAGTCATATTTACAGTACTCGTCAAGAAGAACTTAAAAAATATCTAACTCCATTAGGTATAGATTGGAATACCCCGCAGTCTTGGGAAATATTAAACACATTGTGTTGGGAAAGTTTTAGAACTAATTATCCTAACAATTTTATTGAGGATGTTAAATGTATAAATTAGTACCGTTCGATAAAACGCTTGACTTACAAGAGTTTTATAAAGAAGCACAAAAACGAGGCCATTTAAACAACGCCAGTCAGCAAGCAATGGTTGATTGTTTTCGCAACGAAGAAAAATCTCAAGTATGGATATTATATAAAGACAATCGTGCAATCGGTAGTGTAGCAGCACACACTTTTCCAGAAATGGGACCTAATGCTTATAGAATACTAACACGCACTTGTGTGCTTGATGGTGTAATTCCAAACAACGGCAAAGGGCTAGGTACAGGACGTTGGTATATTCAACAGCACCAAAATACTACTTGTCAGTTTTATGTTCCAAAAATGATTGAGTGGTGCGGCATTGATAGTAAAATGTATGCTACAAGTAATCAATTAGACGGCGGCAGTCAAAGGAAAGTACATAATATCTACTTTCCACTACTTGAAAAACAGGGTGAGTGGGAAAAGTATTCTACTATAGAATACAGAGGGTGTACACAGCAAGTTTGGAAATTTAATCCAACTGTGTTTTTAGAAAATTTAAAAAGGTACCCTAAATGGCATTAAAATTCAAAACATCTCATAACAAGAAAATTGCATGTTGTATTGTAGACAGGCACAACGAATTACCATCTACATGGGGAGTATCAATATCAAAAAATATTTCTGATTATATGATACATAGATTTGCTTTGTTTGATTTTGATATCTATATTAGTACAGACGAAGACGATTTGTTGCGTACAGTATCTAAAAATGATTTTTATTCTCACGCAGTTGTTGTATCTACAGGTCTTTATTTTGGATTAAGTGATAGAATTTTTAATGCTATTGAAGAAAAATGTAAAGAAGATTTTTTTGTAGCAGGACATGTGTTACATAGAGGTTCCGAATCAGGGTTTTTTGCAAATAGTTATTATGAGTTACATCATCAGCTATATCTTATAAATTTAAAAGATTATAGAGATATCGGATGTCCGTCTGTAGGACAGCAATCTCTAGACGAAACCCATAAACAAATTGAGCCTATTCGAAGTAAGGAATACTTGTTTGATGATCACGAAGTTCCTGTGTGGATAAAACCTGGATCAGTTGAAAAAGAATATAAAGTAAAATTACATGGTTATAATATTATAAGTAAAGGCTTAGAATATGATAAAAAATTTATTGATATAGGTAACAACATTAGAAATAATAAGCAATATTTCTATTATGAATGGGATCATGTATTTGTAAATCAACTACAGCAAGTTTATTATGATCACTTATTTGTAAACAACTTCTTTGCCAGTTGGAATAGTGATCAGCATAAAACAAATTTTAATTTCGAAGGACCTGTTGAGCAATATGTTACAGTAGGTATAGGAGTATACTGGGTTACTAATTTATGCAATTTAGGAATAACAGAAAATACTAAAGTTATTTTTACTGATATAAACAATAATACATTAGACTTTATGAAAAAGTTAGTCGAAGAATGGGACGGAAATGATTATCATTTATTTTATAAAAATAATCTTCCTAGACTTCCTGCAGGGTTTGATAAAAACATTGACCAATATATTGATTACACAGAGCAAGAGTGGAATAAGTTTAAAGAACAATACCCAAATTGGTTAAAACTTTGGAACAAAGTTAAAAACTTAGAGTTTGATTATATTCTAATAGATTATATGGCAAAGTATGATTTAAACTGGCTCGATAATTCTAAAAAGACGTTTATAAATATAAGTGATGTATTCACACATAGTCCATATACACCTACACAAAGTTTTAAATATCGGGTAGGTTGCGAAAATAGATTAATTAAAAATCTTCAACAGTTTAATCCAGATATACATTTACACATGACATCGCGAGCAACTGACGGGTTTGATGATTCGAAACGTATTATGAGCGGTCCTGTTAAGTCGTTTAGTTTGTCTAACATTAATGATCTATTGCAGCCAACTTGGCATTCAACTACAGACGAATGGCGTGTTCTTAGACCTCTTGTCTAAACTCTTATTTCGTGAGTTTCGTAATGTCCTGTGGTTCCTGTTAATAATGCAGCAGTGTTAATAGCTTCTTTCCATTCATTAGTACTGTCGTGTCTAGCAACAATTAAATGATATCTATCTTCGTCGCTATGATTATATACAGCATGTTCGTAACTAATGTTCATTGCATAGACTCCACCAGGCTCCATATAAAAAGTTTGCCCATCTCCCCAATGCCATAAACATTCCTTTGGATTATTTAACGGTATATTAATATTTTCTAATATTTTGTAATTAGTATCGCTGTGTAATCCAATGAACCCACCAGCTTCGACAAGCATAAGTCTTACTCTGCCAAATCTATTACTAGGAAATTTATTCTGTAGCCAATTAATAATTGTCGGACATTCTGTAGCCGCCTTTGTCCAAACAAAATCTTTTGCGGCTTCGACAGCATTAGTATAACCGTAATCTTGCCAACTTTCGTGACGGTCTTCTGATAATCCGTACAGTGCTAAACTTTTCCAACCTGCATGAGTTTCGTCATCTCTATGGCTAGTAAACCTATTCTTAAGAGCAACAGCTTCTTTATGCATTTTCTCGTACGGAACAGGTATATCTAGTTTCAAATATTTTGCTTCTGAAAAATAATAATCTTTATATAAATGTTGCATCTGGTAACTTAAAGTTGTTAATCTCAGCAGTTCGAACAAAATCTGTAATTTCTTCAACATATTTTTGTGCATATTCTTTTTGAAAATAAGGTTGATATGCGCAGTCCTGTAACGTTGAATAGTCATGTTGTACTCGATGACATAGACGATCTTTAATGTCGCCTAGTCGTCTGTGTAGTGTAATAGAGTTATCAAACAGTAAAAAGTCACCGTCGTTTTTATACCAGTGATCGTATTGATATTTCTCTACAAACAGACCTTTATTAATTTCGTCAAATACTTTATTGCTATCTTCTTTGCTCAGTCCTTTAATTCTATGCACAGTATTAATTGAATAATGTAATCCTTTAATGCCACCGGGACTTTGAATAACCATCGGTATTTCAACATCGTCTTCTGGACACATATTAGCATGCATAACTTCGTCTTGTTCCATCCGTAGTCCAGGATTAATTTTCCCCGGTGTAAATCTATGCATAAGAATCATTTCGTCTAGTTCGCTTCTAAAACTTTCAGAAACATTTTCATAATAGTCAGTAGTAGTTAAGAACCCAGTAGAACTGCCTACAGTATTTTCGCTTGCAAGTAACGCAACACCAGGAGTAAAGGTAAGTGTACCACTTTCGTTTGAATGCCAAAGCAGCTCGCCTTCTGCAAACATGCCTAAAGGATTTCCGTTTTCGTCACGCTTACCAGTAACCCGCATTACATTTTTCCCGTCAACGCTTGTTTCTTGCATACGTGCAATATTAGTTAAACGTACTTTATCAATATCGTCAACTGACGAATCATTAGCAAAAGCCATTCTAATAACTTGACTAAATGTTTTACCTGGATATTTTTTAAGGATGTTATAGCGAATGTTATAACGTGTGTCGCCCCACTTAGTACACCAGTCGGACTGATCTTCCCACTTTAAGTTACAATCTCTAATGATAGTAACAAGATTTTGCATATGAATTTTTCCAATTTCGAGCCATTCTTCATCTGTTAAATTCTCAAAATTAACGCCGTCAATGAACACTCCGTAGTTTCCAAGGCCTGGAATTTTTGATATTTTCATTTTATCTCCATTCATTATAAGTCATTCTATATATTTATTAAGGTAAATATTTGTATGGACAATCTTGAAATTTATCAACGTAACAAATATCAAATTGCATATAGACTTTTACTTGTATTCGGTATGATAGGTGCTGGAGCATTCGTTTTTTATAGCATACTTTTAGATTTTTCTAACCAATGGTATTGGTTAATTATTGCGTTAGTTTATGCAATAACTGTAGAAGAAACTTTTGCACATAGAATATGTGCTCATAATGTTTTTAAAATAAACACTAAATCTTGGACATATAAAACTTTAACATGGTTGAATAGTGTAAATCAGTCACACGGGCCTGTAAGATATCTCTGTATGTGGCACCCTGCACATCATATGTATTCTGATCAAGGGAAAGCAGATAATGTAAACTGGAAAGAATTCTGGTACGGTTCTGCAAGTACATTACCTTTAGAATTTTTATGTGACTTCCAAATACCTAAGCCAGAAAAAGTTATTGATAACGGATACAGACAGTGCTCTAATATTATCGATGATCCTTTTACAAGATTTTGCGAAAAGTATTCTTTAATAATTAGTACATGCACTATAGCAGTTCTTATTTTAGTTGCACCTATAATATTATTTAACGTAATATTTTTAGGAAGATTTATTATGATGTTAGGAATGATGGCAGCTGGAATAGCACATTTAAAAGACTTTCCTTTAACTTACCGCTTAAAAGATACCAATGACGATTCTAACAACAATTTAATATTACATTATTTGTTCTTAGGAGTGTTCAGTGGCTTACTACAAAATAATCATCACAGTTCGCCTAAAGCAATAAATTTAGGTTTTAAATGGTGGGAAGTTGACACTAGCGCACCAATAGCATATATCCTTAAATTTTTAATGGAAGACCGACAACCTTCAAACGCATAAATACAATATAAAATTTGGAGTACTCATATGAAACTTTTAGACACTATTAAAAAACTAATTTATCTTGCACCATGCAGATGCGGCAGAACTTATTATCATTGTAATATTCAACCTTCAGCTGATAATATAAAATTAACATTTACACCAACTAACAAATATCTTTTTATTGATCCTAGAAGAGAAGATGAAGAATTTATGCCTGAAAGATTTCATGCATTTGAAAAGGCAGAACATATTGGTATTGCTATAGGTCAAATAGAATTTTTCTTAAAAAGCAAAGGAATCGAGTACAGTGTCGACGGAGATTCAGTTGTTGAGTTAGTAATTAATAGTGCTAATATAGATTCAAATGACGATCTAAGCGTATATGCAACACACAAACATGCACATCGAAGCTTTGACATGGATCAAAAAGTTGATGCTAATACACTAGATGTTCTTGAAAACAAGATTGATACATTCCTTAGTTCTTATAACGGACATAAAATACTTGTAGACGATCCTGCTGTTGTTAAAAAATTAAGAGCGTTAGCAGTATATTGGGAGTCTTCGGGCGATATGTGCGACGGTGCACCACAAATGAAAGCTCCACTAATACTAAGTGTTCCTCCAAAAGAATACGATTTAATACATTATTTACATATGGGTAGATTATATGCTGATATTGCTCTTACAGCAATTAGTGCAGGTTACCAATTTGCATACAGCAATACATTTAATTATCCTGATCCAAGAGTAAAAAGAGTACAAGAACATTTATTTCTCGACTACGATGCATACACAGTCGATACAGTTGTACCTAGATCTTTCATGTGTATAGGCAAAGCATTAGATCCTAATAAGCCATATAACTGGGTAGCAGAAGAAAACATATATAACGACGACATTCAACCTAGTTGCATACTTGTAACTAAAGAATTTGTACAAGTTAAGGAACTTGAGGTTGTTTGAAGTAAAAGTTAAATTTCAACGGAACTCTACTGATCAACGTTGGTGGCACAGTGACGAAGATATTTTTGATTACATCCAAGAAGAATATGTTGACACAGGAAAAATTTTAGAGCAATCGATTATAATATCAGAAGATATGTATAAAAAGGAACATACTATTGTTTTTGATTGCGAAGAGTCTTTTAACGAATGGCTTACTGACGAAGTCTTAGTGTACGAAAGACAACGTATGCGCAGATATCATAATATAAGTAGGATAGCACATTCTATAAACGCTTATGATGTAAAAGTTACGAAAGACTTGTATTCAGTATACGAGCATTAATATACATTATTTTTTAGCAAGCCAATACTTTTTTAATTCTTCTGAAGTATTATCTATGTATAGATACGGAATTTCAACTTTACTTTCTATAAGCCACTTAATAGTAGTTACTACATCTACAGGGTCTAAGCGCATATAATCTTTATTTGTACTTTTTAAACCTCCCACAGTTATGTGTGTAGTTTTTAAAGTTTCTGAATTTAATAGTAAACTTAAATCTTTAAGTTCTTTTTTAATCTTGGCCGCCGGCGGATCAATCCAACTCCATTGGTCAAATTCTAATATACTTCCGATATTAAAAATTTTTCCCTTACTAAGTTTGTTTGCAGCAATCTTTAGTAGTGTAAGTTGTCCGTCTGGTATTAACTGTGAATGATTTATAAACACATCAAACGTGTGAATAATGGAAGAAAATTTTTCTAAGCCTTCAGGTGATAATAAATCATAACCTGAAGATCTAGAAATAAACTTTGTGTTTGGATAAACTTCTTTAAATTCTTTTGCTATACCGTTATCATTAGGATTGCCGGTACACAGTATCCTAAGCATCTATTAGCCTAGTACTACCCAGCTTGTTCCGTTCCACCCTTTAAATTCGTTTGTAGTGCTATCAAACACAATCGAACCTGGACCTACATCGGCACCGGTTGGAATATCTCCTGTAGCGTAAGAACCTGATTTTAGCACCGGAGCAGTAAAAGTTCCTAGCCCGCCGTCCATTATAAACTGTGTTGGAAATGTACTGTTATTGCTACCTACAAAATATGTTAGTGAAGCGCCTGGAAAGCCTTCGTTAAAATCAGCATCTGATTTCCATGCTGCCAATGCGTTAACAGCATTAACATATCCAGTAGTTCTATAACCGTCAATAGCAAAGCCGCCTAGAACATCGCCAGCAGTTGTATCTGCTTTATTATCTAAATCAGTTCCCTTATATGCTCTAAAAGGAACAACAGAAAGACGATTAAAAGTACCATCTGTTATGCCTTCAAACGTGATGCGTTCTTGTTCTGTGTCATTAAAAGCAAGTCTAGTAGTATTATCACTAAATCCAGTACCATCTCTAGAAGTTATTTCATTTATTCTTGCCAAATTAGCAGTAACATTTTGATTAATACCGTCAATTATTACACTACTGTCATCACTAAACACACTACCAGTAAGATCGCCAGTAACTTGGCCTCTAACATTTCCGAGTAAGTCGCCTTCTATGTTACCAACAAATCCAGTAAATGATTCAATTCTGTTAGCACTAATATCTTGTCTTGGAATGAGATTGTCCTGGCCAATTGCGACACCGTCTATTGAACCACCTGTAATCGTTACAGTTCCGATTGTAGCAGTACCAAGATTTGATACACCTAAAGATGTAATGTTGCCGGTTACATTACCGGTTACATTGCCAGTTAAAGCACCAGTTATATCAGTAGCATTAACAGTTCCTACAGTCAGCACATTGGATAAGTTATTATAAATTACAGTACTATCACTTCCGATAATATTAGTAACTGCAATACTGTCTGCAGATAGTTGTCCAGTTATTTCTGCACCTTCTGCGTGTAATGTATTCCATCTACGTAACCCTGTACCTAAGTCATAACCGCCGTCGATAGCAGGTTTAAGAGACGAATTAATTACACCGTTAACATTAATAATGTCTGATGCATCGTCGCCTAAGCCAATATTTCCAGTTGCATTTATTGTGCCGTCAATATTAATATTGCCGATGCCTGTAATATTATTATTATTGAGATCTAAGTCTCCACCTAGTTGCGGAGTAGTATCTCCTACTAGTTCAGTAAATTGATCTGCTGCTGTAGGTCCTACTAAGACCCCTCCTGCTGTAGAACCATCTCCAACGTATAATTTTTTGGTATCGGTAGCATATACTAACTCGCCCTGAAGCGGAGTTATTATTTGTCTTTCTGCATCTGTACCACGTCTTAATCGTAAAGCCATGTATGAAAACTCCTAGAATAACTGTTATATGTATTTATGTCTATCTATTACTTTCTTTTCTTTAAGAAGTATTTTGTTCTTTTAGTAATATCTTCTTTAAGTTTAACAGTGTTTAGTCTAAAATCAACATTTATAATGTAGTCATCGTACTCTTCAAATAAAGCTTCTAACGTGTCTTCTAAAGAGTCGGCACCGTTCTTTTCCATTGACTTTTCTAAGTCAATGTCCCAAACTTTTCCGTCTTCAAAGTAAACACGTATAGAATCTAAATACTCTAACGGCACAACTTTAACATCGAGATCGCCGAATATTTCAGGCCAATGTTCTACAACTTCCGGCGGTAACTGATTATCAGATTTTTTACCCACTTACTTCGGACTTCGTTTTAGCTTTCTTTTTAGTCGGAACAAGTTCCTCAGCTTGCTTACGGAGCGATTGTGCTTCTTTAAACAATGCATCTGCTTGCGAACGATATTGTGCCGCTAATGATTCGTCAGTTAACACATCGTCAGTTGCAGGCTCTATATATGCATCAGCAGGGTTTTGTGTTGTCTGAGTCTCAGGCGTCTGTCTGCCGCCTTCAGGCTGAAGAGCTAAATCTTCTACTGTAACTCCCTTTTGTTGTGCAATAATTTTATTAAGTTCCGCAAGATTAATAGTTGTCTTATTATCAGGTTGCATTTCAACTTCACTAGATGCAACTTTTAATAGCTTTCCTGTGGTATGAAATCCTGCAAGCATATTACGACCGTCTGGTAGTTGTGTTCTAGACATTGCTTCTGCTAATTCATAAGCACTTTGTCCAGCATCGGACTCGACTAATTTAATTAAAGAATCGTGTTCGTCTGCCATTAAGTTTTCTGTTGTTACTATTAGTGCATTATCTGCTTCTCCAGGAACTACTCTATATGCAACAATTACTTTTCGTTGATTTCTTACTAATCGACCTACATGTTTAATAGCCATATTATGCTCCTTGCTCTGCCTCAGCAGACTGCTGAACTGCGGTTAAAAACGCTTCTAATTTTGAATACGTTTGTCCAACAGTTACCATTTCGTTTGGTTTAAATGCTCCGCGTTGGCTAGCAACGTCGATAATTTGTTTAAGTGCTGATAAGTCTTGAACAGTTAAATCGACTGGGTTTGCTTGGGCTTCTGCAGGCTGCTCAGTTGGTTGAGTATTTTCTTCGCTCATTTTAATCTCCTGTTATGAATGTGCATTGTTAATGTATTTACGTATATTTTAAATACGGGCATGCCAAAGTGAAATAAGAACTTTCCTTTGGATCTTCAAAACCTACTAGTACATATGGTGCAAGTAAGTTTGAAGAATCTGTTTTGATAGATTTGCCTAAGTAAAATCTACCTTTAAGATTAGTTTCAATCCATTTAACTATGGAATCTTCGATATTATATCGTAAAGGAACATCAACATATTCGAAATGTTTTGGAGGGAACTCAATACGTCTAATATTAAAAAAGTTTAATGGATTAGGATGTTTATTTTTTATCATTTGAACTCGTAATGTGCTGTCTGTCCAAACGGTGCTTGTACATTCTTATCGTGGTGGCTGTGAATAACAAATACTGTGTCACAGTAGTCTTCTTCGCCCCAGCTATCCCAAGCATAGCCGTCTGTAAACATAATAAACTTCTTAGGAACATATCCGGTCTCTTTCATATATGTCCAGTTAACCATAAAGTCAGTGCCGCCACCGCCCATAATTTCATAGTCTAGCAAGTCATCACCGCCGTCTGAACTATAGTCTTGTTCGTTATAAACCTTAGTATCAAAGCACCACAACTTAATGTTATAATCTTGATATTCGTCCATAATGCCTTTAATTTCGCTAAGAAAGTCACGAGCTTGTTCATTGCCAATTGAGCCGCTCATATCAAGAGCTACTGCAATATCAATAGTATCTTGGTAATTCATTCCTGGCAAAATAGCACCGCTCATTTGTCCTTTGCGTGATGGACGACTAAATGTATAATCGCTTTTAATAGTACTTTGGATTTGTTGCCGAAGAAGTTCACGCCAGTTCATCTTAGGTTCAGTAAGCTCTTTAATCATACGCTGTACTGCCGCAGGAGTATTACCAGCACCCGCAGCTTGTGCGGCATTAATCATTGACTCTTTGACTTCGTCTTTGATCTGCTTCATTTCCTCTTTAGAGTACTTTGCAGGCTTTTTACTTATACTGTTGCCTTTTCCGTCTTTGCCTTCTTCGCCCGCTTCACCATCTTCACCATCTTCACCTTCGTTGTCAAGGTGCTCGTCTAGCATTTCGCCAAGTTGCTGTAATGCTTCTTCGCCGTTCTTTTTAGCTTGTTCGAACAAGTCGTCATAAACTTCTTCTGACATCCATCCTTCGTATTTAAAGTCTTGAAAGCAGTTTACAATACTAGGAGATGTTCCAATACGATCACGCACAAGAATGTTGTTTACAATATAATCGGCAGCAATATTGTATAGCATAGGATTACGTTCTTCACGCCGTCCTAAGTGATCAAATACCATGTGCAGAATTTCGTGTGCAACAACAAACTCAATTTCTTTATTGTTCATTGCGTTAAAGAATTGCGTGTTAAAATACAAGTTGCGCCCGTCTACAGCCGCAGTAGGCAACCAGTCATCTGCTGCCAAAATGCGCAGGCGTGTAGCCATGTTACCAAAGAAAGGGTGACGCAGTAGCAATCCTACCCGTGCAACAATAATGCGATCGAGTACTTCTACACGCATTTCTTCTAGTTGCTCGGGTGTAATATTAGGGTCAGGTTGCCAGTTTTTTAGTTTGCTTGCTGTCTTTTCTGTAGACATTTGCATTGCTACATGCTGTGGTAAAAAATCTAACATATCGCGCCTCTCATTGTTTTAACTTATGTATATATTATAACACATTTACACTAGGTGTCAAGAGAAAAGTGAGCTCTTTGGAGCTCACTTTTGGATCATTATGCAGACTGTGCAGCCTTAATATACTTACCATAACGCTCATGGAATTCATCAAAGCATGCTACTTCGTCCGGATCAATTGGCAATGAATACTGTGTTAGTGCAAGCTTAATGCCCATAACAACTAGTTCGGTATCAAAGTTATCCATTGAAAAGCGTAGGAAGTTATTAACTTTGTCATCAAACTTCTTGTCGCCTGCGTCACTTGCTTCTTTAAGTTCGTAGCACAAAGACACAGTTAAAGAGTACATTGCACTAATTTCTTTAGTCTTCATCTCTTTTACTTTGCCTGCTAGAATATCAGTTGGGTTAGGCATGCTAGCCGCAACTTTACGGTGTGCCATAAACTTAACAGCCAAGCCTTCACCTACTGCACCACTAACTAAGTCAGTAGTAGTGTTTTCATCTAATTCATCTTCTATCAATTCTGAAACAAACGACCATGAACGAGGTGTTGCGAACGAACGACTCGGTGATTTAGGATCAAAGTCATACAAGTCTTTCTTGCTGAAAGTAAGATAACCAACAACATCGTTATGTACTTTATTGTCAACTGCCCATTGGAACCAGTCATCAAAGTTAACAGCAAGTTCTAAGTGGATAAAGCGGTTAGCTAACGGAGCAGGCATACGATACGTAACACCTTTGTCAGCTTCACGGTTACCAGCCGCAACAATCATAACATTGTCTGGCAACTTGTAAGTACCTACTTTGCGGTTAAGAATCAATTGGTATGCTGCCGCTTGTACACTAGGCGCTGCCGAGTTCATCTCGTCTAAGAACAATACAATGTTGTCATACTGTGCCGCAAATTCTTCGCTTGGAAGTTCGCTAGGCGCACCCCACACCATAGTACCTGAGTTGCTATCGAAGTAAGGAATACCTTTAATATCTGTAGGCTCCCAAAGCGACAAGCGAATGTCAATTAGATGTGAGTTTGTAAATCCATCTGTAATTTGTTTAACAATATCAGACTTACCAATGCCTGGAGGTCCCCAAAGAAAGATAGGACGTTTTTTTGTAAGTGCATGCTTGATGCTTGCTTTTGCGCCATTTGGGCTAACTGTACGTGTTGCTGTATCCATTGTGTAGTACCCTCTGTGTTTTATTTAAACTATACATATATAATAACATCATTGTACGATATGTCAAGTCTTTTTTTTCAACTTTATACTAAAACTTCCAGGATTATGTTTGGTTTGAACACATTCTCTAATGCGTGGATGATTGCTTGCCCACGTATATATTTCACGCATCATAGCACCTTGGCCGGTAACTACATGACATTTTTTGTATCCGCTAAGATATGCTTCTTCTATTTGTTGATTAAAGTGCCGCCAGCCGTTGTGTATATGCAAGCCGTGTAGATCAATTCTCATGTTTACTTCTGTTCATGGCCTTTGTTAGGCCATATTTTCGTACATCACCACTAAAAAGGGTAAGTTCGACAGCTTTCTTTTGATCTGTAACAATAATACTACGATTTGTAAGATAATAAGGACAAGATATAAATTGATCTAAGAATATAATTACTTGCGTAGTTAGTGGCATATCGCGAGGATACGGAATATCGTATATTTCAACATCGATTTGATTTAGTATTTCAAAGCCTGCATCTGTTAATCTAAGGCCGCCTACTAATTTATTTCTAGTATTTTTCCACCACAATGGCATGTATTGCTTAACTGTAGTACTATCTGTACTTTTGTTAAGTTGTTTTAAAAACACCTTTGTGTATGTATCTTTCCAGTTCATTCTTCTTCGACAATTTCGCCTGTAGTCATTCTTACTACTACAAACTCGTCACTACTAAACATTTCGTTTAATTTTTTAGCAAGATTGTGTGCATGTCCAGGATTGGAGAAGCTAGTTTTTTTATATTTTGGTCCAGGATAATTTGTTAGTACATTAAAACTTTTCAAATTAAAAGGCTCGTTTTGATAAAAAACTGCCCAAATTGCGTCGGCTTTTAAGACTTGCTCACTTTTGTAAGTTTTTTTATCTATGCTTTCGAGAATAATTGTTGGTTTTGGTCTGCTCATACACGCATTTCCTTAGTTATATACGCATATATTTATCTTTTTTAATAGGTTATCTACGCAGTTTATAGCGCCAGACGTAGTATACTAACACATAGACGGGATATGGCACGGGGATGCTGTGACAGCGAATTCCGCGCACTACTAAGATGTACCATATCCAAGATTTTCCTATATGTGTAAAGCCAACAATTGCCACATATACCTACTTCCAGTTTGCATCGGAACTTCCGAGTTGCACTACAATATTTTCTTCGGCAGTTGAAGATGCAGATAAGATTTTTTCTAGATCGCCTTCTAATCGAGACATTACTTCTCCTAATGTAAAAGCAAGACGCTTTGCAGTATTAATATCTAATTTTACTTCTCTTGCTTTACTAGAATCTGCTGATTTTACTGTAGATATAAATTGTTGTATTGGTAACGTGTTTAATGGTTCGTTAATTGGCACGACTAAGTTCCTGTTTCATTTCAAATTCTGTTTTATATGGGCCTTTAGTTTTGTAACGTTCTACTGTAATTAACTTTGGACAAAAACTTTTAACCCAGCCTTTGTCAAACTTAATAATAAAATATCCTGCACAATACAAACTTTTACTTTTGACACTTTTTGTAAATAAGGGCAGTTTCTTTTTTACATCATACATGGGATTATAAGGTGCGCAACTAGTTGGATAGTTGTGTACTTCTTTATCTAATGTTTTAATATTAGATTCTGTCGAAGTCCACGATATTTCAGTACCTAATTTATTTTTAAGTTGCTTAATATTTTTAAAGAATTTAGTACCATCATCGTTAGTATACATATATTGATGTTCCTCACCAACACTCAAGGTACCGACACGATCTCCTTGTTCGGACTCTACAATCCAAAACTTGTTTTTTAATATTTCTTTTGCTTTAAATGCCATTATCATACCTCGCTTGTAATGGTGGTGCATAATATTGCGCCTGGTCAGCAACACGTTGCATATCCCACTTAGCACAAAACTTCATAAGACGCATACCTACTTGTGTAATGTCTTTAGGTTCTACGTTTGCAATAGTTGTATCAATAATCTCTCTAATGTCTGCAGGTTGTGCAGTCAAGTCACACAATACAACATTGCGATTGTAATCATCTAGTACACGATGTTCTACACCTTCATGATCAGTCCAGCGTTGTAGCATCATGTTATTCCAGTTGTAGCCTTTTGTACTCTTGTCTTCGTATGCTTCAATAAGACCTACTTTGTTCTTAGTGCCTTTCTTACGTACACCAGGGTAAGCACTAAACACGTTGTCACTTGTGTCGCCACGCATACACTTCTCAAACAACATAAAGTCAGGCTGCGGTGCAGGCTTTGCTTCTTTAGTCTTCTTGTCAATAACAGGCTCTAACTTCTTGTCGTCAAAGTAACCTTCATGTGTAATAATAGTATTACTTACACCATTGTATTGCTTTACATTAGGTGCAATAAGTTGTGCAAAGTCACCGTCAGTACTAATAATAACATGCTCGTCATTAGGGTGTGCTTGCACCCAGCCAGCAATAAGATCATCTGCTTCTAGTTGCTTGTGTTGAATAACAGTGCAGTTAGTCTTGTCTGTCATAAAGTTCTTAAACTCATCAAAGATTTCCCAAAACGCTGTATCTTCTTCACTCTCAGTTACAGTCATTTTATCACGAGCAACTTTTCTATTACGCTTGTAAGGTTCGTAATAGTCCTTGCGCCAGCTACGACCTTCTAAGCAGATCACAACATGCGAACCGTCAAAGTCTTGCCAAGCCTTCTTAATGCTGTTAAGAGTAATGTGTAGTGCCATACCTACTTTAGTGTCAATGTCGCCACGTACAACGTGCCGAGCTCTAAAGAAAGTGTTTGCTGTGTCTACAAGAATGTAAGTAGCCATATTATGAACACCCTGATACACATAATGAGAAGATGTCGCCATTCTGTACGAATGCAACAAGTATTGTAATGCCTAAAATTTCTAACATAGTTCTGCCTTTATATAATTTATAGTACTATTGTAACACCAGATCTGGCTGTTGTCAATCATCCTATTGAACTTTTTCCTTTGTCGATTGGTACTACATTGACATAGCCCATTTCTCTATCAGTCGATTGTCCTTCTTCATCTAACATCTGCATTACAATAGTTCTAAACCATGCATCAACAATTTGTTCATTAGACTCACCTTTGTACCCAACATCAAGTAATTGTTCGATAAATTCGTTGTTCCAATCGAGCTCAAAGAATCCGTTACGAATGTTTTCAGGATTAATTTGTGTGTCGAGTACAGCAACCCACGGTTCGCCTGCTTTAGTAGCAGCTTGTTTTTCTGCTTCTAACGCTTCTCGACGTAAGTCTTCTGAAGTTTTTTCAACTTCAGACTCTTCAATTTTCTTTTTATCACCTGCGTCTCTTGCCAGTTTATTCCACCAACCCATTATATTAATCCTTTTTCTCTAAGTTCTGCATCTAAGTTTTTACGTATTGGAGCCTTCATTGCTTTATCAAGTTTTTCTTGTTGCACTTGATCAAGTGCCCCATGCATTTCCGAATAAGGATATGTGGAGTCTGGGCGTGAATCGCCATCCTTTTTCCATACAGACCTGCGCAACCTCTTGAACGTTGAGGACATACTCTTCCGAGCGTCCCCCAAGCGGCATACAATATACTGGACACTCAACGCCGACATCACGATATGCTTGCACAGCTCTGCCAGCTTCTTCAATATCTGCACGATCAGCAACAACAAATTTAAGATAAACATCACTGCCAGCAACAGTGGAATAATTAAGAGCGACACTAGGACGTATAGCGTCCTCCCAAGATTCTCCGCTAACGGATAGCTTTGGCGAACACGACCATGTGACTGTAATTCTGTCGCTATCGTTGAGATAGTTGTATAAGTCGTCGTGTAGAACTTGTGTAGTGTTTGTTTCAAATGTGACATTTTTTAAATCCTTCATGCGGGGATGTTCGAACAGCTCTACGTAAAGACGTTGCCACGCTAACAACGGTTCACCACCTGTCATAATAAGATGGATATCTTGACCGTTATCCATTGTCCACTTACCTTCTGGAGTAAGCGATAGCAAATGTTCAACTACTTCGTCAACTTCTGCAAGTTTGTTAAAGTCTTTAAACTCGGGATAGATACTTGCATAAGTGTCACACCCTGTATGAATGATAGGCAAGTCTGTAAACTTTTCAGTCTTTTCAACAATGCCATCATCTAGTAAGTCTTTTACTTCTTGATTGTATCGTTGTCCTGCTTCATGCTTCTCTGCACGACTAGGTTCGTCTTTCCCAAGTCCAAAGTTCATACAACGAAAGTTACAACCGAATGTGCGTAGGAATACACTAGGTACTCCTACAAACTTACCTTCGCCTTGTACTGAATAAAATGCTTCTGAATATCTAAGTTTCATAGCTGGCTTTCTGTTAACTGCTTCATAAGAGGGATAACCTTTTTCAA